ATGAGCGAAACAGAATCTGGAATGATTGAGGAAGCCGCGAAAGCAATGCTGGCCGTGGATCATCCGAACGTCGAGTGGTGGGGCGTAGCGGATATCGTCAAGAGCCGTTGGCTCGAGAAGGCCCGCGTTGCGCTGGCGATCTATCGCAAGCACGTTGGCCCTGATGCAGCGTCATGACCGCTACACTTCAACGCGTGTCGCCGAACCCGAAACGTGTCCTCAACCGCCACGACGAGCTTGCAATCCTCAAAGCCATGGATGCACGCGATGAGGCCGACGAGAACCTACGCAACACGATCGTCGAGGTGTCTGCGCGTTCATCGGTTCGCGTGTTGGCTGATTTCACGGGCATGTCAACCAACACCATCAGCCGGTGGAAGGCCGACGCGAAAGGGAATCACAGAACCCGCAGCGACTGATCCGGGTTCACATACGAATACGCGCCAGTGTTGAGCAGAGCCGCCGTCGCAACCCGTGGACGACCAGACCACACACTCGTCTCCGAGGTGCGCCGTGTCACCGTCGCATACAGGCGACCACCCGTGTGACGGATCGCGGCCACCGCGCCCAGGTTGCGCCCGTACAGCTGCACACCATGCAACCCAACCTCAGTGGTCGCCTCACCGGTCGTCGCGCCACTGATATCGATCAGGGCACCCTCAGACGCATCCGGGTTATCCATCCCCTGCCCGATCTTCGTACCGAAAAAGTTGACCGAGCCGCCTGTGATCTTCACCAGCGAACCGGGACCAGGGCCAGCAAGCAGGCCGTTCGTGCGTGTCGGCTTGAAACCCTCAATGATCCCGCCATGCCAGTCAACAGACGAGTTGCCTGAGATGAGCACACCCCGCCACCCGTTCATCGCGGAGATGTAGATCTTCTCCCCCAACGTCACCTCAGCGGTGTCCAGTTTCAGGAAGTACCGGTTGACGTCACCCGTCTGAGCAGCAGACTGTGAGACGCCGATGTTCATCATGGACGGGGAGATGTTGAAGTCAGAACCGCCGACGTGGATGGGTGTGTCCCAACAGTTGTTGATCGTCCAGTCACCAGTCATCGTGACCTGTGTCATCAGCGCTTTCCGGTCGCTGCGACCGAACACGCCACGCATGAAGTTGAACGACAGGCTGTGGAAGCTCGCCGGGTACATCGACCCGCCACCCGCATAGTCCAGAAACTGGTGTGTCGACGCGCCCTGAGAACCCTGCACCTGGAAGTTCGCAAACAGGACGTTGTTCACATCGCCGCCCGGTGAACGCCACCACGACGAAGTACCCGAACCGATCGACCCCGCCAACGTGCACTCAGGGCCAGACCTCGAGCCACCCGAAATGTCCGGATTCTTCTGACCTGAATACTCAGCCGACCCCATGATCTTCAACCCCGAATACAACACCCGTGGGGTCGTGAAAGTCATTGGTCGTGACGGCAACACAATCACCGGCATGTTGCGATCCGTTGCCGCCTGCTGATCCTCGATCGCAGCCGTCAACTTCTCATCATCAGTGCCCGTGTAGTCATCCAGCCGGAAAGACTCAGCAGCCATCCCCCGCAACGTCGCATCCATCGACGCATAATGCGAGTACCAGTTCGTTGACCCTGCGGTGGGCAGGGCGGTGTCTCGAATCCTTGGCATCACTCACTCCCTCGTGGTCGACTGGCTTCCGAGAGGGATAGAACCGAGGGGGCCGACACCAAGCATCTGCTCGTCAGCCGCCCACGGCACGCCCAACGTCACCCAGGCGTCAATCCCCATCGGCCTAAGCGACCGTTACCGTGAAGATTCCAGCCGCGTCCCACACGATCGAGAACGTGCCAGCAGTCGTTGCGACGTCCGCACCAAAGTCGACATAGGCGATCAGCGGGTCAGTGGAAGCCGCGCCCGCAGTGTCCACATAGATGACCGCGTACCGTGCAGTGATTGTCGACGACGGCCACGACACGTCCGCGGCGTCAAACTTCCACGTGTTCGTGCCAGCCGTGTACGCCCACGTCACACCCGTCAGCGTTGCACCACCAGCCGTATACCCCGTGCCCGTCACCTGATTCGTCACGTCATCGAAGTAGTCGTTCGTGTCCTGGTTCGGAGTCCACGACGACGTAGCCAGGGCAACCTTGATCGTGTCCGTATCCAGATCAATACGCTTCTGGGCGAGGTGATCCAGGAACTGTCCGAAGACAAAAGCAGAAACAGCCATGATCAAACCTCCGAGTTCGAACGGAACTGCTGGTTCACGCCAGCATTCGTGTAGTCATCCGGGATACCCGAAGACGTGATCTGCAGGTACGACGCCACCCCAGACAGCACAGACGACACCAGCGCGCCACCCACACCCAGAGCCACACCCAGCAGTGCATCACCAGTCGTCGGAATCGCAATCGCCGTAATCGGAATCACCGACGAAAGGGTCTGCGTGAACGTGCGAATGAACCCACGCTTAGCCGCAAGCTTCGTAGCAGCGGGAATCACTTCATTACTCATGTGTGTTACTCCTTGTCAGAAAGTTCAATGTCATGCGCGGCCTGCTCAGCCGCATCAAGTTCCGTCGACCCACCAGCACGCACACGCGACACATACTCACGAAACGCATCCTGGATTCGATACGCCCACCGAGCTCGACGCTCAAGACGATCAGCGCGAGCCCAAATCTCAGACACACTCGGCGCCTTCGTCTCCACGTTCCCCTTGCGCCGATTCCACATCGCAAAAGCACCCACGATGATCGCGCCGATCGCAGCCGTCAGAAGCGGGATGTACGGGGTGATCTGTTCCGTCAGCGTCAACTCAGCCGCGAGCATGCTTCCTCTTCCCGCTCTGCGCCGCCAGGTACACGAATCGCACAGCAGGAAGGATGAAAGCGATGAACGCAATGGCCCCAATGAACTGCCGGTCAAGATCCCCCTCGACGAAACCAACACCATTCAGGCCACCCACGTAGGCGCCCATCATCGACGCCAAACCAAGCGACGCCCACTTCTCGAGCTGCTGCCACCGGTCAGTGATCGAACCAATCGCAGACAGGATCGCCGCCAACCCCAGCAGCACCGCCCACACAGCCGTGTACCCCTCAGGCGCCGTCAAACGGAACACGGGCACACCAGCAAGGAACGCGATCACCGACGCGTACACGTAGCCGAGATACACGGCGACGAGCGCGACGCGGAGCACCACGACCGGCCCCCACGCCCACACTGCAAGCCGAGAACGCGGGGCCACGTTCTCGAGATACCGGTACGGCATCAGCTCGCGAGTCGTTCCCGCTCGCGGCGATCCCGCTCGTCTGCGGCGGCATCTGCGATCCGAGACAGATCGGAGTCGCTCAGCGTGCCCACGTAGGCGGGAAGCAACGGTGCGAGCTCCTTCGCCAGCGCCGCCTCATCCACCTCCGCAGTGATGGGCTTGCCGAGGTCTTCGCGGATCAGCTGCAGCATGTCCCCTCGCGGGTCACGACCACGCACGCGATCCTGGGTGTCCCGGATGAGCGGTGCGAGATCACGCAGGTCGTTCAAGGTCGCCTGAGGCCACCCATACACCTGGCCGGGAACGCGAAGTAGCTCCACGACAATGCCAAACTGCCGATCCAGCCACGCGCGGTCTTCGTCATCGAGCTTTGCCATGATTTCCTCCAAAGGGGATGATCCGCCGCCAGCAGTGCCAGCCAGTCGGCTCTGAATGAATGCCACCGGGTCCACCTGGCCCGTGTTCGAGGTGTGGAACTTCCCCGGCGTGATCTCGAAGTGAAGGTGCGTGTCAGTCGCAGTCCCCGTCTTGCCCATCACCCCGACGGACTGGTTCTCGTCGACGTCCTCACCGACTCGCAGCAGAGTCCGGTTCTTCATGTGGCCGGACTTCGAGAAGTACCCGTCATGCTGAATCCACACCGAGTTGCCGAGCGCGGGCCAGACGTTGACCGCCACGACGCGTCCCGCCTCGACCGCACGTATCTGGTCGAATGTGTGCGAGAAGTCCGTGCCACGGTGATACGTGGATGCGCCAGGTATGGGGGCGACGCGTGGGCCGAAGGAGCTCGACACGTACGGCCTCGACTTCGTTCCGCTCGGCCAAACAGTCACGGTTACCTCCTCAGAACGATCGCCACGTGTGGCTGATGTTGTATGCGCCGGCGGGAAGACCGCTCAGCGTTCGAATGAGACCGTTCCCGAAGACCACGAGCGTTCCGGCAACCTGCCGGGATGCCGGGGAGACCACGGGAATGTATGGGGTCGAGATCGGCCACATGCCGTAGTCGAGCTGCCCGAGCTCCGTGTCCACCCCTACGTTGTTCCGCAGTTCGAAGACACCGTGAATGCTCGTCAGGTCGCCCGAGCGACCGGCATACCAGTACGAGCTATCCCCGTTCACCCCACCGCGCGGCGCGATGAGGCGAAGCGGCTGGTCCGTCGAGACATGCAGGCCGCGAACGTGCTTCACCATGAAGTCCGCGATGCGGGCGTACCCTGCAGCGTTCGGGTGAACCTCGTTCGGCTTCATCCATCCGCCCGCGTCCGCCAGCCACAGCCAGGTCTCCGGGACGATATCGACGTCGAAGCCGAATGCCGCGTTCGTGATCTCCTCGACGCGCTGAGCGATCGACTGTATGCACCCGCCGCTGTTGTTGCCCGGGGCGTTTCCCCAGACCGCGGGGAGCACGATGATCCTCGCGCGCGGGTACTCCGCGGCGACCATCTCGAACATCGTCTTCGCGTGATTGTGGATGTTCGACGTCGCGCGGATGTCGTTGCCGAGGTCGCAGACGAGGAAGTAATCCACGTCGGCGTGATCGTAGGACGTATCGGCGATCGCATTCGCGAGCTGGTTCTGGAACGTACCCGGTCCCCAGCCTGTGAAGCTGCCGCCGCCGATCGAATAGTTATGACCCGTCCATCCCAGTTGCGCAAGGAACGACTCCACCCACGTTCCCGGGGTAGCGTTCGAGCTGCCGATGAAGACAGCGCGCGGCCGGCGCCATGGCCACCGGGTCACAGCGTGGTCAGCTTCGTGATGGTGAGCACCCCAGAACCATTCGACGTGTTGCCAGTGGTCTTCTGAATGTCAACGATGAGGTCCTCAGATCCATCGGCCCGGAAGGTCGCGGTCGCGGTCATCCATGGGTCGGCATTCAGCGCCACGGCACCGCGCCCGCCAGGCAGTACACCTTGCACGGACCCCCTCAGCGCGACGAACGACTGACCGGTCGTGGCGGAGCCAGGGTGGGCCTTCACCGACACCAGATAGATGCCAGCCTCAAGCTTGATCTTCTCCAGCGACACCGAATAAGTGAACGCGGGCTCGGTGTCCTTCGCGGTGTCCTCAGTGGGCACCTGGAAGAACGCCGACCCGTCCGTCATGCCACCTCGAGCGAGGTTGAAGATGCGGAACGAGATCTCTCGCTTCCACGAGCTCCCCCGACGGATGAGCGAGCAACCCATGGTCGTGTCGAACCACTCGTGCCCTTCGACAGCGAACCCTGCTGTCGTGAACGTGTCCCGCTGCGTGGTCGTCCCCTTGAAACGGTTGCCCCGTTCGATGACGAGGTCACGGAGCCGTGTTAGGTCCGCTACCGTCTGCGGGGTGTTGTTGATGGTCGGCGTGCCCTCAGGGCCCGCTCCGTTGGTGAAACCCATCGGGGCCTCCTAGTACCGGTAGGTCGTGCGGATTGCACCGCACTGTGGGTCTTGAGCGATAGAGGCGAAGATGTTGTAACCGCCGTGGTTGAGGCCGACGCCAGCGGAGCCACCGCCGGACTTCAGAGCGGTGAAGAACGAAAGCGGCAGCGGGTACCACCCGGCGCCGGTGACGTCGACGGGTGCGCCACCCACGAGACCCGGGGAACCCCCTGGCTTCGTGGCGTGCGCGTGCGTGGTGAAGATCGGGTCGGCGCCGCTGATTCGGACAGGATTCAGGTAGATCTCAAGCGAGCTACCCACCGCTGATGCGGGAATGGTCCAGGGCATCTTGAGGTCGTAGAACCAGCAACCCTGGTTGCTGTCACCGGCGACGACCTGCCCTGTCCACCAGCGTCCGCTCTGGAATGATCCAGAGTCGATCGGGGTGAATGTCTGCGTGACGACGGTCCCACCGCCACCGCCACCGGGATCAGGCGTCGGGGCTACTGGCGTCGAGGCTTTGACGCCCACCACGTGATAGCCGCCATGGGCGAGAAGCTTCACCGGCAGACCCGCCGTCAACGTCGCACCGGTGTTGTAGGTCGCGACGATGTTCCCGATGTCGGTAGAGATCGTCGCAAGCCCACCCGCAACCGACACGACCGTTCCGTCAGAGGCGAGCGGCGCTGTCGGCCCCATGAGCCAGGCGACGCCGTCGATGATCTGCACCCAGACCGCGTCATTGACGACGGGTCGCCAGGCGGACCCGAAGTATGCGGGCACCCGGCCCCCGTCGAAGTCGACCACCGCTCGGAGGCCATCGAGACCGCGGTACGCTCCGGCGACCATACGGACGTTCGACTTATCGCCGAACATGTCGAAGATCGCATCAGTCTCGTTGGTCATGATTCGATCTCCACGGTCAACGACTGCCGGGCTCGAGCAGATCGCGTGATCGTGCGGACTCGGCCGGTGACCGTGCCCCGAAGCTGCTGGATAAGAATCACGTCGCCACGTTCGATACGTGGGTCGAACGTCATCTCAACTGGAACGACGGACGCTTTCAGCGTCGACACGGTCGGAAGGGTGGAGTCCGCCCACGCCTGCGCCTGCGCGGCTGTCGTCACGTACTCACTCGACTGGCGGAATGTGCGCGCACCGAACGGGGAGCGAGCGCCGTTCGGCTCTCGGACACGGAGAGGACCCTCGGTGATCTCTGCGATCGCGAGAACCGCTTTCTGGTCGCCCGAGGTCGCGCGGACGACCACGCGGTTGTAGACACGATCAGCGGACATCTTCCGCCCCATGCGGACCAGCTGACCACCCTCGCCGCGCCGGATCGTGTGGACCGGGGCCGGCCATGCGTTCGGACGAGCGGCCAGAGCACCATCGGCCGTCATATGTGCGACGCAGTCGAGCATCACGTCCATGAGCTCGTAGACAGCTTCGAGCTTGGAATCCGGGTACATGATGGTGCGCGTGATCGGCTGATCGGCGACTTCACGGGCAAGCTGAAGGCCCGACACCTTGCCGATCTCATCCCAGGTTGAGGAGAGCCCTGACGGGGATGAGGGGACGTCGAAGGACTCTTCACCGACACCGGCGAGCAGTTCCTTGAGTTCCAGCTCGATCTCTGAACCGATGGTGATGATCGATCCACGAAAGAACATGTCCTCGTCGCGGGCGGAGGGAACATCGGTGATCTCGAACACCCCGTACTGCATCCGCTCCGAGAAAGGACCGGAGGTGATGTTCGAGTAGACGCGCAGCTGCGCCCCGAAGGGGGTGAACGCATCGGTGATCTCGCGCGGGGCCATCGCCTTACCGAAGGTGTCGGTCCAGATGATCCGGCATGACCCAGACTGCTGCACTTCCGCATCCGCGTCCTCGCCGAACCTGACATCGGTGAGGGGAACATCCTGCAGCCGACGTTCCCCGTTGTAGATCAGGTCAGCGGACCAGTGATGATCGAAGTCGCCAGTGAGCACACCACCGAGAAGGTCTGTCGAACGTCGCACAGCGACTCCTCACTCGATAGCGTCGGCAATCGCCGCTCGCACCGCCTCGTAGGGAACATCGACGACCAAGGTGAATCGCACAGTCGTCGTGGGGTCGTTGAGTAGACCGATCTCCATGGAGCCGGGGTCGAGGTTCAAGCCCTCGAGCCCGGCCGCAGAGATGATCGCCTGCTCGAACTCGTCACCGAGATTCAGAGCTGCCATGTCGTCACCTCGCTATCCAGACAGTCCGGCAAGTTCATACGCCCGGTCACGGTCCGTGTAGGTCAGCCAGCCGGCATCCTGCGCCGTGTAGTTACCGAAGGCGTCGAGGTCGTCGTACGTGAGCAGCGGCGTCACCAGGCCGGGGAACGGAGGCTCGACCTCGTCCATCCGAGAGTCGAATCGAACCAGTTCGCCACCGAAGCGGACGTTGAGTTCCTTCTCCGACAGATCACCGCGTGCGAAGAACGTTCGTGGCCAGCGGATGCGCGCGCTCGTTCGGATACACAACACGCCCACCTGCTGCGTCTCGTACGTTCCGAGCATCGCCTGGACGCGGTTGGCGTCAGCAAGAGTCTGTGTTTCGAGCGAGACTTCGACATCGCGAAGTCCCTGCCGCCGAGTCCCGATCCACTTGCCCACAGGTGCGCCCTCGACGTAGACCATCTCTCCGTCGGTGGGCCGCACCAACGGGGCGACCGAATCACCGGTGATGTGCATCGAGGCCCACAACGACGCGGGGACGAGTGGGTTGTGAACCACCGTCCCCGCGTAGTCGACCGACGTCGTGGCCGAGTCAGTGAACCCGAGCGAGTTACCAAGCGCGTCGAACTGCTCCGCGCGGTACGTCGCCGGCGTTTGGAACGGCGCCTCAAAGTCGAGGGCGGCGACGCCAGTGGCGATGCCGATGCCCCCTCGGACCACCCACTGCCGATCCTCGCTGAGACGATAGATCTTCAGCGAGGAGGTGCCGGGGGCAACGCTGCTGAAGAACACCTCGACGAAGGGATTGCCCGACACGTCGACCGACAATGAAGGTGCAGCCATGAGCTATTTCCGCCTTCCGTTCGAGAGACCCGTGCCGCGCGCTGATGACGCTTGAGTGATCTGTTCTTGCACGATCGCTGTAACGGGACGGCCGTCGACGAGCATCGTGAACTGGGCCCCAGCAAGCGAGACCTCAACCGCTCCTTGCGACTGTTGAGCAGACGCGCCCGTTGCGGGCGCAACCCAACCGCCACCCCGGAGTGAGGCTCGGTACGCTTCGATCCCTTGGTGTCCGCCTGCAGCGTCTACCTCGTTGGCGGGGATCACATGCTCGCCGGGAGCGACCATGCGAAGTTCAGAATCGACACCCTTCGTGCCGCGCCCGATCACTGGCCCTCCCGTCGACATGCCCGGTGGCTTGAGAACGGTTCCCGTCCCCACCACCGTCGTAGTGACCGGAATATTGAGGGACTTCGGCAGGCTGTTGAACGCGTTGTTCAGATCCTGCAGATTCCACTTCGCCTGAGCTGTTTCAACGAGCATCCGAGTGATGTGCTCAGGAGGCGTATTGAAGATCTCGCCAGCGAGTGCGTTCACCTCGTCCGCGTTGTACCCCGCGGCAAGAGCCGCATCAACGAATGCCTGCCTTTGGCTCGCGAGAGTGCCGAGGTACTTCTGGGTCGCTTCATCAGCGCTCATCGTGTTCAGGTCTTGCTGGAGCTGAGCATCAGCAGCGTCGATCGCAGCGGCAGCGACATCTGACAACGAGGCCGCATTCGCGGCACCTGAAACAGTCGCCTGGTCCAGAGAGAGGATGAAGCCATCCAGGGTTCCGTTAGCTTCCTCGTACTGATCCCTCTGCCGTTGAACCTCTTCAGAGATCCCCGACAACGCGGTGAGCCAGTTCGAGTTCGCCGTCACTGCGTCCTGAGCAATGCCGTTCGCCTCGTTGATCTGCTCGATCAGGTCCGTCAGATCTGAGTGCAGGTCAGCGACCGCATCAGCCTGCTTCATGTATGACTCAGCGGCAGTGTCTGCAGCTTCTGCGGAGTCCTCCATCGCGAATGCGAGGAGCGCCGTCGTGTCGATCTGGCCGTCTTTGGTGGTGACGTCCCGCTGCTGCGCGTCAGCCACGCGCACGAGCTCGTCGCGGTACGGCTTCATCGCGTTGAGGAGATCGATCTGCTCGGACTTCGAAAGCCCCATCTCTTCCGACAGCATCCGGAAGGAGCGGGCTGCGGCCGGCGCATCGGTCTTGGCGAGCTTTCCCATCTCCTCGCCCATGGTGGTGAGGACGGCAGAGAGCTGGCTCGTTTCGCCACGCAGGCCCCGAAGGAAGTCGTTGTGGGCGATGATGTCCAGGTTCTCCCGGAACTTCTCAGCCGACGACACTGCCTCGTTGAGACGGGACAAGAACGGCACGGCGGAGTCGCCTGCCTCGAAGAGCTCGGCTGAGGACGTCGCGTTCTTGAGGACGTTCTGGAATACCTCGGTTGAGGTGCGCAGCTTCTCCTGTGCCACGGACAGTCCGACGACAGCGGCCGTAGCTGCAATCATCGCGATCCCATAAGGCCCCGTGAGGAACTGCCACATCGACGAGAGTGCTGCCTTCGACGATGCCCCGGTGATGCTCAGCGTCTCGAGTGCAATCTTCAGCTCTACGAGCTTCGGAACGGCGAGTAGCGCGCTTCCGCCGAGCAGAGCCACCACGCCGACCGACGACGTCAGAACTGCGATCACGCCCTGGACGGGGTCCGGCAGGTCCGCCATGAAGCCCGAGAATGCCGCGACGGCATCCGCGGCGCCGGCAACGGCCGGGAGGAACACCTGGCCAAAGTCGATCGCGGCATCACGCACGGCGTTGCCCGCGATCTGAATCTTCGCCTCCGTCGTCTCGTACCGCTTCGCGGCCTCTTCTGCCAGAGCAGTGTTCTCATCCCACGCCTCGGAACCAAGCTCGAGCGACTTGCGCAGCAGGTCTCCCGAGTTGGCCATCCCAAGCAGCGCCTGAGACACACGGATGTCCGTCTGTCCGAGGTTCGAGAGAGTCTGGAAGACATCGCCGCCCTGAGCGTTGATCCGTCCGAGCCCTTCGACGAAGGTGGCGATCGCGTCGGCCGGAGCCTCTTTGAAAGCCTTCTGGAAGTCGGTCGACGACATCCCGGCGACCTTCGCGAACTCGTCGAGCTTCTCGCCACCGGAAGAGACCGACATTGCGATGTCCGTCATGATGCGTGAGATTGCCGATCCACCAGCCTCAGCCTCGATACCCACCGACGCCAGTGCGTTGGCGAACCCGAGAACCTGAGCCTCGGTCAGGCCGACGACCGCTCCGGCACCTGCGATTCGCTGAGCCATCTGGATGATGTCTCGCTCAGTCGATGCGCCGTCGTTGCCGAGCGCGACAAGAGCGGCGCCGAGGTTGTCGACGTCCTCGGGAGCGGTCTGCATGACGTTCATCAGCTGCGCGATCGACGTCGCTGCCTCGTCTGCGGACAGGTTGGTGGTCTCTGACAGGTCGATCATTGTCTTGGTGAAGTCGACGACGTCCTTGCGCTTGACGCCGAGCTGGCCCGCTGCCTCTGCGACCGCAGCGATCTCCTGATGGGTAGCCGGGAGAGTCTGAGCGAGCGAGCGAAGCCCGTCCTCGAGCTCCGCCATCTGCTGCTCGTTGCCGTCAACTGTCTTGGTGACGCCCGCCCATGCCGACTCCCAATCCAGTGCGGCCTTCACCGAGAGCGCCGTAACAGCAGTGAGCGCCGATCCGGTCAGGACAAGTCCCTGGCCGACGCGTTCGAATGCCTGCTTCTTCTGCTCGAGCTTCTCTGCCTCGGTGCCGACCGTCCGGACGGCACGTGCGGCGTCGAGCATGCCCTTCTCAAGGTCAGACACCTGTGCGGTGAGCTTGACTGATACGACCCTCTGCGCCATTTGGAACCTCCGATGTCGCAGGTGCCGGGATAAGATCCGGGCATGCGGAAGAAACTGATCGCGCTAGTAGGCGCGGGACTCGTGCTGACGGGGTGTGCTGCGGGCGTCAGCGCTGAGCCGACCCCGACTCCGACGCCCTCAGCGGACCCGAACATCGCGGCCTGCGCTGACTTTGAGAGCACTTTCTTGGCGGGCGCTCTGGAGATGCCCGAGTACCTCGCTGACTGGGAGGCAACTCGCGATTCCATCGACGCGATCTCGCTGACCGCTCAAGGGGATGTGAAGACCCGGATTCAGACCTTCGTCTCGAACTGGCCCGAGATGGGTGACTTCTTCATCTGGCACGAGTTCGACGAATCGAACCGCATGCTCGGCGATATCGAGCGAGCATGCGCGGCGTCAGGCGCCGACATCGCAGTGCAGCTCACGACCAGCGACTAGTCCTTCATCTCGACGCGCCACAACGTGTCGTGCATCGCTTCCTTGCCCCAGCGCTTCTCGTAGGCATCTTGCGTCTTGCGCAGTGCCTTTCCTGCGAAGTCTGTGATGGGAAGCGGGACCGTGAATGCGTCCTTGTTCTTGGGGTCGGTTGCGTCGGAGATCAGGACGCCGTGACTGCCGCGGGGCGCTTTCTCCGCGCGCCGCGAGGCAAGCAACCGGGCTACCTCCAGCGGTGTAAATCGCGACTCTGTGACAGATACAGAGATCACGTTCCCGCCAGCGTCTAGGGTCACCGTGCGCGGCGTCCACCCGTGCAATTCACGGAGGGTGACGTGCAGCTCTCGGGCTAGCTGGGCTTCTTCTTCCGCGAGCCCGGTGAGGCTTTTCCCGCGTCGACGACCAGCCTTTCGGGGGCTCGCTCGTGTGCTGCCCACATCGACGCGGTGACGTCGTCCAGGCCGGTCTTCGTCAGCCGTGCGTACACCTTCGGCCACACCGAATAGTCGTTGCCCTCGGCGTCCTTCCGGATGAGGCTGACGACCTTGTCGCCGTCGATCAGGACGACGTCGGTATAGGCCGCGGCGACAGCATCGACGTTGTAGCCGAGGTTCAGGTCCTGGCGGATGTCGGGGCGTGGTGGGTGCTTCAGCGTCAGCGTGCGCCAGTCGGTGCCCGACATCGGCATGTACCGGACGCCCACCATGCGCTTTCCGAGCTTGACGTCTACGAGCTCGGGCTCTCGGTTCGCGATCAGGTCGTCTGCTTCTGCGAGCAGCGCGTCGAGATCGAAGTCTTCGTTGTTCATTCTCACCTCTCACCGTGTTCTCACCAGAAGGAAGACCGGGGCGGGATGGGTGAGGGCATCCCGCCCCGGTGGTTGTTACGCGACGATCGCGGACTCGAGCAGGATCTCTCCGGTGATCTCGGGGATCATCTGCTTCATCAGCTCGGTGTTCGCGGTCGGAGGCACGTCCGTGGACGTTCCGATGCGCGCCGGGATGATCGCGTTCACAACGTCGCCGGCGACGAAGGTGTGACCGTTCGGGTAGCCGAGGATGTGCACGAAGGCTCCCGCGGTTCCCTTCGCGCCGAGGACGAGCTCGGCGTCGGTCGGCTCTTCACGGTTGTAGACGTAGCGAGTCGTGAGCGTGAAGTCCTTCGTGCCCTCGAGCTTGAGTGCCTGTGCCAGCGTGTAGCGGCTTGAGGTGATCGAGTTGATCGTCACGGCGAGGTCGAAGCCGTCGCCGGACAGACCATAGGTCAGGCGCTTGTTCGCGACGTTGTTGACATCGGCGACCGCCAGGGGCCCGCCGTCGTAGCCGGGGACCCACATGACGATGCCGTTGCCATCGGAGGCAGTACCTGCCTGTACGGGTTCGTTTGCCATTTCTTCTCCTTGAGGGAATGCCCCTCGGAGGGGCTATGTACCCAGCACCGGCCGGTGTCCAGGCATGCAAAAGGCCCACACCGGACGGTGCGGGCCTTCGCGAGTTCGGGTTACTCTGCGGTCTTCGCCGCAGGCTTCGTGGCAGGCTTCTTCGGCTCCACCACTTCGTAGTCATCGGGGTACTTCTCGACGAGGCGCTTGTCCACCAGGAACTGCTTGCGCTTGCCTTTTGCGGATCGGACGTTCACCAGTTCAGCCATCAGGCCCTCCTTGACATGAATTCGTAGGTCTCGTCGACGAAGAACAGGTTCGCGTCGCGATCGTGCTCGTACGCGCCCTCTTCGACCGGGTCGACGAGTCGGATTGGCTCGCACCGACGCCCTTGGACGCTGAGGTGCACACCACCCTCGGGGATGAGGTTCTCTTGTCCGCGCTGCTGCCACAGGAGCACTGCGGCCACGGATGTTCCGACGTAGCGGACGTCGTATCGAAACAGGGAGTCGGAGAGGACCGAGTTGATCACCGTGAACCGATCGTCCTCGCGTTTCGGGGCTCCTGGATACAGGACGGCGTAGTTGTCACGAACGGCGGTATCGCCGTTGTAGCGGACGACGTCAGACACCTTGTTGGCGAGGATGCCGCGCGCGAGCTGCGCCTTGAACGCTTCGTAGTGGTCAGCGAGGGTCATTTCTCGACCTTGTCGATCACGGCATCGGTGGCGGCGATCTCGAGTCCGCGGAAGAAGTCGTCCTTGTTCGCCTCGTACGCGTCCCTACCTGCGTGCTGCGGGGAGGATCGCACCTTCCCGCCGCCGGCCTCGACGAGACCGAACCTTCCCTGTCGCTTGCCGAGGTTCGGGCCGATCTCGGATTCGATCGCGCCGCCCGGATATTTGATGTCGAAGTCGATCGACGCGGCGTAGCCCTCGAGGCCGGTAGCCTCGGCGCCCTGCTGCCAGTCGTCTTTGATCTCGACCGAGGTGAACTTCATGGCCTTGTCGATGTTCCGGTTCGCTTCGGCCGGGACGTCCGTGAGGTCCGCGGCGAGCTCGTACAGCTCGGAGAAGTCACTCATGACAGCTCCTTCAACGGGTAGCGGTGAGACGTCGTCTGCCCTGCCTGAGGTGCACCCTCGACGGAGTACGTACGGTCGACGAGCAGGCCGTCCGATGCGGATGCGGTGACCTTCACCTCATCACCGTCGTGCAGTCGCGGCGACGTTACGGGGATGCTCAGCAGCGGGCGTTGCACGGCGACGACCTGAGCGGACTTGTCGGTGTCGGTCAGCGTGAGCGACTCATACTTGATGCGGCCGATGCCGGAATAGCGCGTAACCACCGGCACACGGATCGGTGCACCGTCGGAGTCGACATCGTCCTTGAACGTGCCCACCTCGACGGTCTCCGTCATCCGCACCTCAGCGTTGCGCCGCCCCCGCTCGAGGGTCGCCGCGACGTCCTCCGCGCGAATCACGTCTGCCCCAACCGGATCGTGAACGCCCCACGACGCTGCCGGCGCCGAGGCACCAGGCGGTCAATGTCCGCATCGACGAAGAACAAGTTCCCGCTGCCCGCTTCACGCTTCCTGGTGGCGTCGTAATCGTCGAGCGACTCCCGCTCTTCCGTCCAACCCTCAGGGTTGAGGAAGTAGCGGCGGACGGATGCGACGACCGTGGCGACGTAGAGCGTCTCCCAGTCGGCGAGCTCCCCCGTGGTCTCGAACGTTGGTGTGCCGTCGAGACCACGGAGGCGGAGTGCGGTGTTGAGTTCGGCCTGAGCGTCAGCGATCCGCTGAGGCGCGGTGACTTCCTCCTCCGGGGAGAGAGGACGCCACCGGTCGGTGATGTCTGCGGTATCAACGTCAGGCCACATGCTCACTCCGTGGGGATCTTGGCCTCTTCGAGGGCCGTGATGATGTCGTCGCGCGAGGCGTCGTCAGGGATCTCGATGTTCAGGCCACGCTGCTCGACCTCCGCGACGGCGTACGTGCGCCATGCGTCGGCACCCGAACCCGGCCCACCCTTCGGAGGGATGATGACCTCGACCGACTTCGAAGCGGCAGCGTCCTTCTTCGACGGCTTGCCCTTCGGCTCATCCGAGAGAAGGTGTTCGCCGACCGTCAGCCCTTTGGGGACCTCTGCGCCGGCGCTGAGAATGTGATCTTCGCCAGCATCGTCTCGAACGATGGTGACGCCGATGAGGTCTTCGCGGATCTTCGCCACGTTGTTCTCCTTCTAGAGGGGGCGGGGCACCCGTAGGCGCCCCGCCCGACTGCTTAGAGGACCTTCGCCGCCAGGGAGAGGTCCGCGTTGGCGAGCACCGGGAGGGCGATCGCGTCCGAGATGACCTCGGCGATGAGCGGGGGCTTCTCGCCGCGGTACACGCCCGCGACGACACCCGGCTGCTCCGACTCTTCGATGCCGTAGCGCTCGTCCGTGGAGGTCAGCGTCTGACCCCAGAACGTTGCGCCGAGCTCCGTGCCCTCCGAGTCGGTCGGGTCGACCGGCGCGGGGAGCAGGAACAGCTTGGAGTCGTCGAGCACCTTGCCCGCCGAGGTGCGGCGGTCGTACCGGATGATGTCCGGCAGGCCAGCACCGGTCACGATGCCACGCACGTCAGCCTCGGTCGCGGGACGCGATGCTCCGTTGATGAGCTGGGTGCGGAACTGCGTACCGGCCGCGAGGGCGCGGAACACACGGTTCGTGACGACGATCGCGCCCGGGTCGACGCCGTTCGACTCCCGGTAGACATCGATGATGCCTTCCAGGAATGCGAGACGGTCCGCGGCGGGGTCCGACCACAGGGTCGGCGCCGTGACGTCGTGCGTCACCGAACGGCCGAAGCTGTCCGACGCGGCGAGCTCGGGGATGGTCGCGATGCCCGTGTTGATGACGATGCCGCGGAGACGCTCGATGCGGTCTGCGACGGCCCGCACGACGCGATCCGTGGTGCGGAGGATCGACTTCTCCACGATCTCGTCCGAGGAGTTGCGGGTGCGCAGCTGCTCATACTCCGAGACGGGGATGTTCTGTCCCAGTGCGGGGAGTTCGAGGATGGTGCGCTTGCCCGGTGCGCCCTTGCCGACCTCGGGCTCGGCGTCGTAGGCACGGAATCGTGCCTCTTCGACGAGACCCTTCTGGCCGGACACGAAGCGCACGACGGTGTCGGCGACCTCGCGGTTGGGGAGCCAGCGAGCGAGCGAGCCCTTCTCGGCTTCGTACTCCTCGAGGGAGCGGCGAGCGTACCCGGTCAGTGTGGCCGGGTCGATCAGATCAGTCCAAAGTGCCATGATCTACTCCCTTCTTAGATGTAGACGATCGTGGCCGCGAGCTTCGCGGCGATGGGCTTCACGAACCCCGTGTAGATCGCCGCAACCTTCGCGACGTTCACACGGCCGTGGTCGAGGATCGGGGCACCGAAGTCCGCCGTTCCGACGACCTGCTGGTCCGTCAGGATGTGGCCGGCGAGGATGCCAGCACCGGTCGTGGTGCCCACGGTGACGTCGTACGGGACGTAGACGCCGCCGACGAGGGCGACCGGGGTTCCGGAGCGGAGGTATCCGTCCGGGTAGTGGGTTCCCGCGGTGAACGTGGAGATGTCGATGATGCCGGTCCGTGCGTTACGGATTCCGTGCGTCGACCCGAGCCACGACTGGTCACCGGGGCCGAAGTTCTCCGTGCGGAGCTTAGGCATGGTTATTCCTTTCGAGTGGGTTTCTTGGCGCTGTCGAAGAGTTCGCGTCCTGCCTGGACGCTTCCTCCGGTCGCGTTTGAATCGCGTTCGCCCTGTCCGCGGAGACGGCGAGGAGATGGGCCGGCGACTTCGGTCGAGTTCTCTTCGACCCAGGTCTTGAGCGCGTCCTGGTCGACGTTCTTGCCGTCGTCCTTGATGAACTGCTCGCGATCGAGAGCGAAGAGCTTCGACGCGGAGACGTTGCGTCCCTCGAGTGCCTTGTCGAGACGGTCGGAGACCCGCTCGAGAGCGAGTTCCTTGCGTTCGGCTGCCAGAGCGTCGTTGATCTGCTTCTGGACGTCGTCCGTGGACAGGCTGGAGGGCTTGTCCTCGTTCTTGTCCGTGGGCTTCTCGTTGGGCTTCGGCTTGTTGGACTCGGCCTCGTGGGCGTCCCACTTGTTGGCCTTCTCCTTGAGGGGCTCGTACTGCTTGTGCGTGCGAGCCACGGCACCGTTGATGAGCTTGTTCAGCTCCTCCTGCGACTCCGGCGCTTTGAACTCGCTGTCGCCGCCCGTGCCGGTGTCGTCCGTGGGGACAATGAACCGGAGTCGGGGGGTTGCGGGAACCAGCTGACCGAATGCGTTGCGCTTCATGCGTGACCTTTCCGTTTAGGCACCGTCGTGCACCGTTTCAACCCCGTCGGGCACCGCGACACGCTCGCGTAGCGTCCCCACCGTGCGGCAGGAAGTGTGTGGGGGCTCAGAGGCCCAGGAGTCGCGCGAGGCGGCGGACAGAGTCCGGGGTGCTCGTGCGGTTGAGGAGCGCGACCTGCAGGCGTAGCTCTTCACGGAGCTCGGCGATGCGGGCGGGCGTCGCCACTATCGGTTGCGCGTAGATGTCGGCCGACGAGGTGCCGATCGCACGCGGGACGTTGCCGGTGCGGAGTGCGTAGTCGAGCCGGTAGTTCGCGTCGTAGAGGCGTCGTTCCGCGGCCGTCATCGTGGATCGGGCGAGCGGGTCGCGGGTACCGGATGTGACGGCGTCGAAGCGTGTCGCTCGAGCGGTCGTGACCCGTTGCCCTGCGATGGTCACCGCGCCCTTGCCGCGTCCGGCAGCGATGACCTGCGCGTCAGTCAGCACCCCCGGCGACCGGGGGACGACGACGCGCCCGCGGTCGAGGATGAACCCTTGCTGTTGCAGCATCTTGATCGCGTTGGTGCGGGTGCCGGCGTTGCGGTAGATCGTGTCGATCGCGGAGTTCGCGGTGGACAGCTTCCGGTTCGACTGGTTCACGACCTTGTAGATGTCGGCGCCCTCGCGAAGCGCTCGCGCCTCACTACGACCGAACACCCGCTCCTGCTCGGCAGGGGTCATGGAGTCGAACATCGCGTTCGGGTCGGTGCGGAAGTCCCCGGCGACGTTCTCCGCTGCGGGGATGTGGATGCAGTCGCAGTTCGGGTGACGCTCGAACCCTTCGTTCCACCGGAACCACTTCCCGGCGAGGGCGATGCAGTCCTTGCACGACGGCGGGTTCAGCATGCGCATGAACCCGGTGAGCGTCGGGCGCTGCATGATGTCGGCCTGGTAGACCATCCGGCGGGTGTCGGCGAGTGTTGTGAGTGTGGCCATGGTCAGCCACTGCCCTGCACCCGTGAGTGCACGCTCAGTGGTCATGCCGGAGCCAACGGCGACCTTCGCCTTGATGACGGACTGCTCGAGCAGGGAATCGACAGGCCGACCGTCGGGGGCCGATGCAAGGAACGCGGATGCGCTCAGCACACCGATGGGTTCGGCGACCTGTCCAGTCTCGGTGAGAACGGCGGTCGTGTAGGGGACGGCTACCGCGACAGCGGCAGCGCGTCCCGTCTCGACGACTTCGAGCATCTGCGGGCCGATGCTGGACCAGGACGCGTCGAAATCGGCGCCCATGCGAGACCAGAGCCGAGAGACTGCCTTCGCAGTGGTCCCGGTGATGGCCTGCTGCGCCCGGTACTGGTTAGCTGACGCCTCCGGCAACATTGTCCAGTCCCCTCATCGCTGCGGCGATCTGAGCGTCCTGCACGGCGTTCTCATCCCAGTCCCGCATGCGGTCCTGTTCGATGTCCGTGTACCCGAGGTCCTCGCGTGCCTGCTCGATCGGGAGGATCGAACGGCCCGAGTTGTCCTTGGCCTGGACGAGCTTCACGATCGCGTCGGCTTTCTGAGCGATCGTCGGAGTTGAAGGGTCACGCCACGTCGTCTCGATCATCTTCGGACGTGCGTCCTCAGACCGGCCGAGCTCCATCAGCGCCAGACGCTGCACCATCTCCCAGCGGGTCGACAACGCCTGCTGCTTGCGCTCAGCACGCTTCACCAGCTGCGCTTCCGACGAACGGATCGCATCCGCCGAAGGTGGGTTGTCACCCTGGAAGAGGAGGTAGTGAGAAGGGAGGCCGAGCTGCATCGCGACGACCTGCATGAGCAGCTTCATCGTGTTGTGGAAGTTCGACAGTTCAGCCTCGGGGAACTGCCCGAAGTGAGCCTTGTCGTTCTTGGTGCCCCACATGCGGCCGGCGATCATTGAGAACGTGTCCATCGGCTGGTCGTTCTCGTCGACGAAGTCTCCCTCGTCGAGCCCGGTCGCCCAACGCCGCGGGAGCGCGTGGAATTCAGCCGACACCATCATGTCGCTGGCGATCTTGTTCAGAGCATCCAGCGGGGAGATGATCGGCGAGAACACAGAGCGCCCGAGCCGCTGATCGAACTTCCCAGGCCGAGACCGTCCCAGGACTCGAACGTCGTTCGTGAGCGGGACGAGAGCGCACAGCTTCTGATCGTTCGCGTCGGTGGCGTCGTCGGTCTCTTCGACCCACGTGCCACCCTTCTGGAACCAAGTGACCGTGCTGCCGTCGCCACGAAGCAACGTCATCCACTTCGTCTTGTCCGGGTCAGTCCACTTCTTCAACCCGTGACGAACCTTCTTCGTCCGCGGGTCGTCCTCGTGGATCGCGTCGAACGGCGACTCGATAGTGATGACCGGTGCGTCGCCCGCGGAGTCTCCCCCACCGACCATCGCGTACGCACGACCGAGCGCGAGGCTCTCGCGATGCGCCTGCTGCGAGATGAAGGGCCCGTCGTTCTCCTGCCACGTGTCACGCACGTCCGCATCAGCAGACGAGTTCGCGACCACAGACTTGGTGAACAGCCCGTCAGCGCCGACCGTGGTCCGCTCCGTCGACTGCACACGGAACCCCTCGATGTCGAGGCGGTTGTCGTACACATCGACCGCGAACAGTGCCAGGTTGATGACGATCGGCGACAGCCGGAACCCGAGCTCCTGCTGAAGGATCGGCGACAGGAACCGCAGCGGCTGCTCACCCTCGAAGTACAGGTCGTTCTTCTCGAGCGGCCTCTTCTCCCGGGAGAGGATTCGAGACAGTCGCATTGCGTCATCGAGATCGGTCACGACCGTCCCCCTCTCACCGCCAGACGCGGACCTTGCTGGACTTCTTGGGCTTCCACCCGGAGGCGAGAGCATCCATCGCCGCCTCGTGGGCGAGCACACTGGACATGGCGTAGTCGATCTTTCGGTGGTCTTCCCCGAAGGGCTTCCCGATCACGTACCGCTTGACGCCACTGGTCTTGTCGACCGTGGTGGGGCGGATTCGAGCGTTCCGCATGTGCGTGCGCACTTCTTCGTCGCCGTCGTGGGTGAAGTCCGAGTCGTCGTTGTCGAGGTCGACCTTCAACCGCTCGAGAGCGGCATGCATCGGCACAGGCCGGTTGGTCGCCCACTTCACGAACACGTCGTCACCGAACTCCGCGGCAAGCGAGTCGATTTCGCTGTCGTAGAGGAACGGGTCGAGGTAGACGCGGATCAGGTCGAACCGCTTCGCGATCTCCCGCCACGCGACCATCACTTCACCGCGAGGGATCTGACCACCCCATTCGGCAGGGTTCCAGAGCGTCTTCCGCTCGTCGGGACCGTACGTCGGGGTGAACTGGAACAGATCCGGGAGCAACTCAAGGCGAATGCCGGTGTAGTCGTCGTTGTTCGACCCGTCGAAACCACCAGTGACCGGTGCCCGCTTCGCGAGCGTCCGGCCCGGGGCGGCTTTCGCTTCCCACTGCCCGTCTTCAAGCCACTTGCCGTGGCCGGCGACGAGCCGGTTACCGAAGAACCGCTCAGCCTGTTCCGGATCGCGCTTCATCAGCTTCCGCGCGAGTGCCTCAATCGAATCGAGGTTCACCCACCATGAACCCTCATAGGCGTATTCGTGAATGCGGCGACGGTCAGCGACCTTCTTGTAGTCGAGCGGCCGTCCGTCTTCACCACGCAACGCCTTGTCGGGGTCGCGGTAGAAGATGAACACGTCGGGCTCTTGCGCCTCGAAGATCATCTGCGCGTACGAGTTTTCGGACGGGTCCCACGCGTTTGTGGTCAGGTGGGTGCGACCACCCATACCTGCGGCACCACGCGCCTGCGTGTCCGCGACGTCGACCATCTTGTTCGACTTCGTGTACAGGCCCGCCTCGTCCTGCTCAGCATCCGAGATCGGGTTACCGAGTCGGGACCGCGCAGAGGACGTGACAACGTCGATGCGGTCGAGGTCGTCCTGATCGGACAGCCCCAGGATGCGGATGAACCCCTCACGCACCGCCAACAGGTGACGGAGCGGCCCGAGGTTGATCATCGCCCGCAGCGGCTTGTAGATGTTGTCCGCTTGCTCGGCCGAGTTCGCGGTGATCTGGATCAGGGGCGACGGATGCCGCATCCCCATCGGCTCACCCTCGAGGTACACGTACCGATCGGGGGCGTCTTCCCACCCACAGGGGCAGCCGTTGTCAGCGCAAGAGTAGACCTCACCACCAGCCGCCCACCCGCCGAACACGGACGGGCCAGCTGCTTCGAACGCCACCTGCGACGCCGAGAACGGGCCCTTGCCTGTCTTCTGCGGGGCGACGACGAGCGTCTGCTGGTAGAAGAACGCCTGGTTCAGCACCGGGGGCTTGTCAGGACCGACCAGCTCCGGAGGAACGAACGACGCATCCCGGCGGATGCGGTACCGGTTCGCATGGCACCAGAACTGCCAGTCCGCCATCTGGAACGCACGACCACGGGTGAAACCATCCGGAACCCGACAATGACGCGTGATCCACGCATCACCCAGATCACCGAGCGTCGGAAAGTCAACGACGAACTCAGCCTGCTCCATCGACAGCCCTCAGGCGACGCGGCGCCCTCGAGGATGCCGGTGCCGCTTCCACTTTCTCGTCACGCTTCACGCCAACTTCGTCGACAGCGATCGCCCAGCCGTTCTCCCTCAGACCAGCCGGCGTCAAACCGATCTGATCCCGGTACCGGTGCAGCTGCGCCACCAGAGACGCTGAAGCGGACGGGTCGAGCTCAACAACCGTCTTGAGACGGCAGTACTCAGCCACGATCGGCCACCGCCAAGACTGCATCGACCACGCACACGCCTGCGGGCTGCGCCATGCCTCAGCCCACACCGCGGATTCGCGAGACCGGAACGCGCTCGTTCCACCTTCGTCGAACGACTTCACCTTCTCGCCGTCGACCCTGTACTCCGTGAAGAGCTGGATAGGTTCGAGCGGGAACTCCGGCGCCTCCGAGGTGTAACCCTCCGAAGGCAGAGCCGTCAGCTTGAACCCACGCCGATCAGAACGACCCGAATTCGGGTCAGCCTGAGGGCCAGAACGATTCCGTGCACCACCCTTAGCCATCAGCACGCCACCTCACAGGTCAACGGCCGCGGACGGCCCGAATGGAAACTTCTGAACCCTCCGCACCATAGAAAGGCTTCTCCGGCGGTTCGGTAAGGGATGCCCTAGAGGTCAACCCCCCTATGCCGCTTGGGCGGCGAGAGAGTAGGCCGGCGAGGTCGGTTCATTGTGTGCGAGGTGTCGGTACTCGGGTGCGTGTAGCTCTGTGTCTACAGGTGGGAGTCCGCGACGTTCACGGCTGATCTTCCACTCGCTCAGGGTGAGGTCGATCTTGTCTGCGTTGCAGGCTCGGCATGAAGCCACGAGGTTACTCATGTCGTTGCGTCCGCCTCGGCTGAGCGCGAGCACGTGCTCGGGATCTGGTAGGCCGTCGGCTGGTTGCTTGCAGTATGCGCAGACGTTGCCCTGGCGTTGGTACTGACGCATGATCTGTGAGTACCGGAAGTCACCGGGCGCGTTGTGCTCGAGTGCTCGGCGACGGCGCCTTGCTACTCGCCGTGCACAGCGGTCTGAGCAGTATCGGATTGGTGAGCCGTTGGTCTCAGCGGTGAACGCTATGCCGCAGTCGACGCAGGTTCCGCATGTGAATCGTGTGAGCGGGTTCTTGCCGTCGCACCCTCTGGCGCAACGCTGCTTCGTCTCGACGGCCGTGGCGAACAGGTCGTGGCATCCGATGCACTCGCGTACGAAGAGTGTGGATGAGCGCCCGTACCATCGCGCCCAGTGATCGGCAGGCAGCTCGGTTCGAGGGCTGGTCAGCGCCGCGCCTTTGCATTGGTCTGAGCAGTAGAGGTTCTTGTACCTGTTCGCACGTGCCCGCTCGGTGATGAAAGCCGAGCCGCAGTGTGCGCAGGCGAACTGAGCGGTCGGGTTCGGTGTGCGGTGCTCGGCGTTGTAGTGGCCGATGCAGAGTCCTCGTGCACGCCGCGGCTTGCCGCATCCGTCAATGGTGCACAGTGCGGTCTTGCTGTCGCTTGAGCCGTGTGGCATGGCTTCGTCTCCCATGTCGGTGGGTATGAGTAGTGCCCACCGCCACCGGGGATCAGTCCGGTGCGTGGGCTCTCACCCCGACAGGTGAGCGATCTACTGTTCGTGGGACTTGCGTCCGGCTGCGCTGCGGTTGCAACGGTTGGCGTGCTCTGGTCCGCGGTAGTGGCGACGGTCGTTGTCGTCGTGTCCGAGGTCCCATGGTTCGGTGGGGGTGATGGGTTCACCGCAGCGCCAGCATGTGACGCTGCCGGTTGCTACCTTCGGTGCCCACTGTGCGCGGAGGCGGTCGTGGCCGGCGTCGTAGCCTCGCTGCTGTCGTGTGCCTCGACGCTTCTCGTGTGCGCTGCGGTGTGTCTTGCAGCGCATGCCCTCGTCCTTCGGGATGAGGGTTGGGCATCCTGGCTCGGAGCAGACACGCATGTCAGCCGTCACCCCATGCGTGCATGGGTCGCATGATGCGGGGGCTGACGTGGTTCTTCCTCGCGGCGACGGCGTCGGCGAAGTCTGATTCTTCGCAGAGCATCATGGCCCGGTACGAGGTGTAGACCTCTTGGCAGCCTTCGCACTCGTATGCGTTCATCGTGCCCATTCGCGTGTGAGTAGAGCCGCTTCCCACTCGGTGAGTGGGGTGGTGGCGTGGATGCGGACACCGCATGGGCACGTCACTGTGCCGGTGGTGGGGTAGGTGATGGGTCGGTGGCAGCGTGCGCAGTTCGATGATCTGAGTTCAGTGGCCATGCTGGCGTTCGAGCTTCACGACGAGGGTGATCAGCTCGGGCTTGGTCAGCTTCTTGAGCTCGCGGCGTCTGATGAGGTCGTTGCGTACCGCGTCATGGTTCGGGCCGAGCGCGGCAGCGACCTTATCGTTAGCGCTCATCACTGAGGCCTGTCGTGAAACGCTGGGTGAAGGCGGGGATGCTGGCCGCGTAAGTCATGTCCATGATGCGCTCGCGCAGGCGTTCGGCCGCGGCCTCGTGCCATTCAGTCACTTCGCGTACGTCGCTCACCACGGTCCTTCCGTCATGACTCCCTTGTGCCAGCTGCGGAAGCGCGGCTGGCAGTCGGGATGCGTCCGGACCTCCACGCGGGTGAACACCCATTGGAGGAAGTGTCGGACGTGGTCGAGTGTGGGTTGCTTCATCGCGTAGACCACGATCGAGAGGGTGATGCCGGCGGCGATGCCGAACGTGATCTTCATTCCGTCTCCGTGCATGATTCGGGATTAATGCCCTGTGCGGTTATCACGCGTGGACTTGGTGTCGAAGGTCGATGATCGCTGAGGCTTGGCGGGTCAGCTGTTCGAGGTATTCGGTTCCGTGATGTGCACAGTAGGAAACCGTGTTGCCTGATGGCATGCGTGCGTACAGGTACGCCTTCACGTGCGCTTCCGAGGGGCAGGCGTCGCACTCGTCTGCATCAACGCTGATGACATGCACGATCGTCTCCTCAAGGTGAGGGTGAGGTCGAAGGGAAAGTGTGAAAGGTTGCCCTGGGCCGCAGACAGCAGACTGCGTTGCTCCGGTTTCTCCAACCGGGCCGAGGGTCTTCTGCGAGGGGTGCACCGTCCGACTGCCTGGGCTTCCGTCTGACCTCGCATTGCTCCGGGAGCAGGGCTCGAACCTACGACCCGCGCATTAACAGTGCGCTGCTCTGCCATCTGAGCTATCCCGGAATGTGCCCGCCGCAGCCGAACTGGCTCGGGCGTGTGTAGTTGTCACCCCTATGCACGCCAACAGGTGCGCTCCGGCGATGTAGTCCGGCTCTTCGGGGTTGTGCGCCGCGTTGCTGTGCGGCTGCCCTGCGACCGCGCTAGCCAGGACTGGGGATCAACCGGCACGACGGGAGGGGTTCTTAACGACGAAACCCCCGGATGTGATCCGAGGGTGGTGGGTAGAGAGAACTCAACCTAGATGAACTCTATCAGGCTAGCGGTCACTCTGTTCGACGGTGCCAGCGTGTCGAATGTGATTCTTTCGATGGGATATCCCCATATCGAATCGCCCGATCCGGCATCCCCGGTCGGGTCTGTTCCGTTGGGTGGTCGAATGTGGTGATGTCATCGGCGCGTATCCACCGTCGGATCGTCGACTCGGACACGTTGAAGAGTTTCGGGAGCCAGGCGATCGGAACGGCCGCTTCGTCGAGCTCGTCGGATCTGATGTAGTCGGATTGGGTGGTCACTCGGGAATCCTTTCGAGGATGTCCTTGCAGGTGCCGCAGACGGGGTACTTCGTGAAGTCGCGCGCCGGCCGCCACTTCTTTCCGCAGAGCGCGGTGATCTCCACGCCTTCGAACATAGATCGTTCGATGTCCTGCTTGCGGGCGTAGTGCGCGAAGAGGTCGTGGTCGCCGGCGTCGGTGGTGATCGTGTCGGGCTTCTCGATGGTGTCGGTGCTCATTGGTCGTCCTGGGCGATTGGGGTGGCGTTGAGGATCGCTTCTGCTTCCTCCTTAGTGATGAACGTCACGAGCTCGACGGTCAGCTGGACCTCATCGCCCCATCCCTCCATTCGCCACCCTTCGCGGGTCATCTTCATGCCTGCGTCGGGGAGGACGAACAGGGCGCCGATGCGTTCGGCCTGGTTGTTGCGCTGCTCCTGCGTGTAGTGCGTGATGATCGCCATCACCGATCCTCCTCATAGGGGTCGATCTCGATGCAGCAGTCCGTGCAGTGACGACGCGCGGTCGTGCTGGCGTACGTGCGCTGGTCGACGATGCTGTGTCCGTCGTGGCTGGCCGCGTCGCGGGGAATGTGCTTCCGTTCGAGGGCCTGGTACTGGCGGTCCCACCACTCTGGCGTCTGCTCGAGTTCCCCGTGAGTGGAGTCAAGGTGGACGGTTCTCGCCATACCGGCTGGTTCCTTCACCTTCCGCTTCGCTGACCGTTCGTCTCGCCACATGCTGACGAGCCCCCATACGGCGGGAAGGAGCAACACGGCGATGCCGATAGGCATCAGGTCGATCGCCATGAGCCAGAAGCACACGACCATGAACGGGGCAACCAAGAGAAGCCCCAGCCCGATCCCCTTCACGAGTCCTCCCATCTGCCTCGGCAGTACCACCCGAGAGTGAAGATCAAGATCAAGCCCGGGATGGAGCCGAGCGCTGACGCGAAAACTAGCTGCCACCATTCAGTCATCGCTGTCCTTCTCGATGTCGTGGCATGCGTGTTCACACACGGTCGCTTCGTCGGTGGTGTCGTTCCATGCGTCACCGATACAGGCGGCGCACTTCCCGTCCCTGCAGTCTGGGCTGAGGATGTCAGCCATCAGATGCGTTCGATCCTGTGAGACCCGCGATCCACCGTTCGAACCGTGGAGCGTTGGTGACAAGCAGACCTGTCTCGGCGTCTTCGAGGATCTCTGCCACGTCGCCCGTTGGCCAGGGTGGCGTCTCAAACGGTCGCGATGGGTTTTGTCGGTCGTGCGGGTCGCGTTTCAGTCGTCGCACGTAGTAGGCCCGCTCGGAGTAGACGGGGGTCCCCGGGTGCAAGATGATCCGTGTGGGTTCGGCGTCAGGCATGGTTCTTCTCTCCTTCGGTTCGGATGGTGGCGGCGCGCGCGCGGAGGGCGATCGTCGAGTCGACCACGCCGTTCGCGAACGCTTCGATGCGGGCCGGGTCGCGGGTTCTCCCGGGCCAGTGCGGGAGGTTCTGACACTCTGCATCGAGGTGCTCGGCGGCTCGCTCGAGCGCGGATGCGGCGACCTCGCGTTCGTGCGCTGCGAGCCATGCGTCGAAGTCGGCGCCGTAGCCGTATCGGTGCTCGGTGTACCGCTGTTTCACCTGCTCAGTGCTTGGTGCGTCGGAGGGCGTACTTGATGCGATCAGTCGGGCGACGGATCGCGCGAGGATCTCTGCCGGCGTCGGTGGCGTCGGTGGGGGCATGAGCACCTCGCGCGCCCGTGCGCCCTCGGCGGCGCTAACGACGCCGCGCTGCTCGAGGGCATCCATCACGCGTCCGGCTTCAACCAGCCCGATCCGCATCTTGCGTTGCAGCATCGATGTCGAGCCGAACTGGGTGCTGCGGACGAGCTCTTCGGCTTCGTTCACACGGTCATCGAACGTGGTCATCGTGTGTCTCCTTGGGTTCGGGCGTTATTTGCTCGGCGAGCTGCGCTGAACACCGCAGTCACCTCGGCGTCGTACCGCGCCTTGTTCTCTCGGCGGGCTTCCTCGACGAGCTCCGTTCGGCGCCGACGTGTCTCGGCGTGGTGTTCCTTGTCGTAGTGCAGGTGACATCCCTGGCACATGGCTTTGAGGTTCTCGGGGCGGCAGTCCTCGGGGGTGTGGTTGAGGTGCGCGGTGGTGAGGACCACGCGAGAGCCGGTGCCGTACGCCGGCAGGTGGTGCAGGTTCGGGCACCGGCCCTCGTGCGTGCCGCGTCCGCACTCCCCCTCGCATTCGCACCGCCACCCGGCTCGGTGCTTCGTCTGGGCTGAGATGGTGTCCCAGTCCTCCGGGTAGCGGGCTCGTTCTTCTGCTCGGATGGGCATGTTCCGCCTCACCCGCAGAACGGGAAGTCGGTGCGCGGCTTCGGGGCTCGGAGGCGTTCGAGGTCACGGAGTGCGTCGTCGCGTTCCTTGAGCGCGGCATCGTAGGGGACGCGTGCGCTCTTGAGCGCGGCCTTCGCGCGTTCGAGGCGCTCTGTCGCCTCAGCAATTCCCGGCTTCTCGGTCACTTCTTCTTTCCCTTCGGTCAGCATGTGCACCGCCGGACGATGCGTAAGCAACCGGCACACCGGAGGGCGTAGCCGTCGTGGTCCCACGCGGACATGCGCGTCCCCCATTTCCCGCACTGGCAGCGGGGCGTTGCGCCGCGTCGCGCGAGCTCGGCGTTGAGTGCCGATGTCGACACGCTCGTGAGGTCAGCCACCGAACGGCCCTCCGTTGTCGGTCGAGAAGTCATCGCCCGTGAGGACGACGCCTCCCCCGTGGTGCCGGCCGATGCCGCGCGCCTCGGCGGACTTCGCGCCGACGTTGTACTGGTCGTAGTAGCCCGTGCGGTTCCTCTCCCGGGCCTTCGCCTTGCCCTGCGGTGACCGGATCGGCCACTTCGCGACCCGGTGTCCGGTGGCGGCGTGAGCGTCCGCCGCAGCCTGCCCGATGAGCTTCGGGTTGCATCCGACGACGGTGCACCGCCACCGGTTGTGCTGGTTGCGCTCAGCCATCGCTCTCCGCTCCTTCCTGCTTCACCGGCACCCACGACGCGAGAAGCTCCTTGGCTTCTGCATGCGGGCACTTCTCGCCAGGCTGCAGCGAGAGGTAGCCGTGCGCCTGGCATCCGCCGTTGTGGTCGAACGAGCAGTCGTCCGGATCGGTCATGTCTCGGATGAGCTGCTTGACCTGATCGCTCGGCTCCGGTTCTTCGACTGAGGTGCGGATGCGGTGAAGCTCTTCCGTGTCGAACCGCGCGAGCGCCAGAGAGTCCTCCTGCTTCGCGAGTTCGAGGCGTAGCTCCGCGATCGTCGCGTCCTTTTCGGCATCGTGAGCGGCCAGCCAGCGGTCGAACGCTCGCAGGTTCTCCCTCTGCATCGCCGGGAAACCGACCGGATCGCGATACTCGGCCTCAGGATCGTGGGCATATGCCGAGCGCACCTGCTCCGTCGTCGGCGTGAACTCCGGGTAGTCGCTCATCGCTCTACCTGCCCTTCCTGGCCCTCTCGATAGACCAACGTGTTGACCTTCTCGGCGCCGACAGCGCCGCTCGGATACGACTCCACGAGCCGCGGGTCTTCCCGTTCGAGGCGTCCCCGGACGAGTTCCTGAATGATGCGTCGCGCCTCGCGCTTGTTCGAAGCCTTGACGATGTGGATCATCTCCATCGCTTGAGTGATGCTCACCGAGTACAGCCGCTCAGCCATGGCTCTCCCCTTCCTGTCCGACGACACCAGCAGCACGCAGAGCGGCAATGATGTCGTCCGCCAGATCCCAGGCACTGAAGCTGTCCATCCGCGCCTCGCGAATGAGTCGACGTGCGATGATGCCCCGCGCGTCGGACGTTTCACCCTGCGGCTCCGAGGGCAGATGCCCGTACTCATCCGGCGCATCGCACTGGTCGGCGCGGTGCAGCGTGTAGCAGCCATGGATGTGACGTGGTGCCGAGCACTTTCCTGAGCCGTCGCACTCACCCGGCGCGAACTCGTCCTCGGCGCTCGGCTCCGGCACCTCGGAACCCGACAGTGCATCAAGCGCTTCCTGCACATCGATCGCGGGCGCTTCCCACCCATCCTCGCGCCACTGCTTCCGTGAGAGTGCGCGAGAGAGTGCCGTCTTCGCCTGCGCGATCGCGCTGGGCTCGGAACGACGGAAGCCAGCGAGAGCCGCGCGAAGCCGCTCCCGGTCATAGGTCACGCTCGGCCCCCAGTATGCAAGGGCGACAGCGTTCACCTCGTCGTCGGTCGGGGTGACGTGTGAAGAATCAGCCCCGTTCTTGACACGTTCCGTGGACGTGTCAGATTCCTTCGCATGTCCAGTGGCGTTGTGTGTCTTCTCGGCAGCTTCGAGGGCACCCGCAAGTGTGACGAGTAGAGCGACAACCGGCTCACTCGAGATGCGGTCGGTGATCGCAAGTCGGTATGCCTGTGCGATCAGCGGCTTGTTGTCAGTCATCGGTCTCTCCTTCGGATGCGAGCTTGAGTAGCACGTCGGCATGGCACGGTTCGCCATCGAACGGGCACCAGCACGCGAGGTCTTTCCCCCGCAGCGGGTCGAGCAGAGTCGGGTCGTCGCCGAGTTTCCACCGAATCATCTGCTCGTACCGGCGGACGGCCTCGTGCCGTCCGAACTCTTCGACGGTGAATGGGTTGCCCCACCGGGACGGTCGCGCGACGACGACCGCCCCTTCGGGCTTCCGGTATCCGCGCCGGCGGGAGAGCTGAACACGCTCAGGCACGGGGAACCTCCTTCGGTCGGGCGATCCACTCGCTGAGTTGATCGCGTAGTTCGGTGGCGGATGCTTCGGTGAGGACGGCGTCGCTCAGCGACACGCTCAGGCGCAGGTATGCCGCGACCGTGTCCCCCGACTCGTCGTCGCATCCCGGAACGCACCATGCGGGGATCGTGGCGAGCTCCACGATGGATGTTGGGTCTGTCGGTGATGGGAACCGGTGAGAGCCTCTGTACAGGAGCACTGTGCCGTCGCGATCGCCGTCCTCGGTCTCGCCGATGAGCGGCCATGACGAGTAGATGCTCACTTCGCCTTCTCCTTCCGTGCCGCTTTCTCGCGGCGTTTCATGTCGTTCGCGAACCATTCGATGGCGGGGGCGTAGAGCTTCACCCACGCGTCCCAGGTGAGGGAGAACCCGCAGTCGGGTGTGCGGCAGATGACGAGTAGGTCGTCGCCGAACTGTTCCGGTGCACGTCGCATCAGGTGCGGTTCGTTACACGTCGGACAACGAATCCCAGGGATGGGTCGGAGTTGTGCTTCGGAGTCCTGCCATCGACGGAGCGCCGTGTTCATGCGTCTCAACAGGACGACAGCCCACGTCGCACCCTCGATCGTGTTCACCCACTCATCGACGTCGATGAACACAGCGGCATGCGCGAGACGGATCGCCTCATCGATAGACGCGGACGACGGGATCACCCGGGCACCGAGTGCTTCCATGAGCTGATCGGCCGCGATCCACGGGTCCGGCATCAGGATCGACTTCGTCATCGACGTGTCCACCCGTTCACCGATCGCCGTCGCAGGACGGTCTATGGATCGAAGGTGGGAGATCAACCATGCGAGACGCCCCAGAGCATCACGCACCTGGAAGTAGCACGGCCCACACAGGTACCCGTGGGTTGCCGACCTGGGGATGCACCCACGGCACGCCTCGTCCTCACACGTCGCGTAGTGCGCTTCCGGGATGCGCTCCCCCGCCGGGGTCATCCCCCGGCGCCGGCAGGGGTACGGACGATCCGACCTGTGCAGGACGCTCATCGCCTCCGCGTGGTTGCTGATGCAGAACGTCTGATCGTCACTCATAGGTGACCTCCGGCAGACCCGGACCCTCATCATGGATACCGAATCTTGCGACCTCAGCCTTCTCCTCAGCGGACAGCTCCGGTGCGGGTGTGGTGCTCATCAGAGCCTCCTTGTGATCTGATCGACCGTTTCGGGTCGGAATGGGTTCGAGATGTCGGTGATCTGCACACGGAAGTGCGCGGTCACACCTGGTTGGTGTTCGATGACGAGCCGCGGCTTGTCCATGAACTCCTTCGTGTCGTCCTGGACGATGCGGGCGCTCACGCCGCGGTCGGAACCGATCGCGTCGTAGATCACCTTGCAGAGCGGATCGGGCCCGTCCTCGTCACGCTTGTGCCGCGTCGGCACCACCCACACGACCTGCACCGAAATGCGCTGCAACTTCGGGATCTTCGCCACGCGACACAGGACAGCGACTCGTTCCCGAATCTCCTTCGCCGAACGCGCCTTCACCATGTGGTGGACACGGTCGTTCGCGTGCAGACCCTTCGGCGGGCGTTCGTACGGGAGCTCAAGAGTCCAGGTCATGCTGCACCGTCCTCGAAGACGAACATCTGCTGCGACAGACGTGCGGCCGCCTTGAGGGCGTAGTCCTCGCGGCCCTCGAAGGCGATGCATCTGCGCCCCATCTGTCTCGCGACGACCGCAGTAGTGGCCGAGCCTGCGAACAGGTCGACCACGAGCCCGCCCGGCGGGACGCTGTACTCGATGAGCGGTGCGATGATCCCCGCCGGCTTCTGCGTCGGGTGGATCGCTCGCCCGTGCTCTGACCTCACGTACTGCACAGAGCGCATCAGCCGAGGCCCACCATCTTCGGACTCGTACGACGACGCGTCGATGTTCCCGGTATGGGTCGGTCGCGTCTTTCGACGTACCGTGCGGGCAGTCGCATCGGCTGTGGTCGGCGTCTCGTGACGCAGCTCCGACCACTCCCCGCGGTACCAAAGCACCGCGAGCTCGTGCACGCGCTTGAACCGGTCGTTCGCGAATCCAGAGCCGTTGTGCTTCTCCCAGACGATCTCCTGCGACAGCTGCCACAGAGGTTCGAGCGTCCTGAACTCATGCGCATGCTCGTGGAACATGCGGAACGACCCGAAGCACCAGAGAGCGTTCGAGACACCGGCCGCGTCGCTGAGCCATCCGGACGGCCACCGATCCCAGTCCAGACTGGTCTCGCCATAAGGCGGGTCCGTGATGATGGCGTCGGCGCGAAGACCGCCGAGGTGATCCCGGTAATCGGCGTGGTGGAGGGTCACCCATTCGTCCTCGTAGACGACCGTCACGCTGCCACCGCCAGAAGGAACTCGGCGACCGCGTGACCGAGGTCGCGCGCGGCGGGCGGAGTGACCGCGTTGCCTGCCTGCTTGACCTTGTCCCGCTTCGAACCGAGGAGCAGGTAGTCGCGGGCGAATCCCATCCCTGCCTGGATCTCATGCGGTTCGAGCATTCGGAAGCCCGCGTCGTCGACGTCGAGGCTGATAGGTGCACTCGGTTGGATCACCGACTGGTGCCCGCCTGTCGTGAGCGTGCGCATCACTTCGGTCACCGGTGTGGACATCTCTGCACCTCCGTGGTTGTTGCGCATGACCAGTGCGTGGTGGTTGCCCTCCGCGCTGACGGTGTCGATCGGGTGCGTAGCGGGCTTCGCGACGCCGTGATTCCGTAGCGGGACCACGAGTCCCGTCTCGTTCCGGGTCGACTGGGTGCGCATTGGGTCTGCCACGGATGCCGCGCTCTTGCCTTCTCGCCCCTCCACGGGAACGAGCAGCGAGGCGTGCAGGCCGCCGGCGACGATCGACGGCAGCACCTCGGAGACGCGACGCGACCGAGACTCGTCGTTGCCGCTGAGGTTGTTCACGATCAGCGCATGGTTTGCGCCATCGGCGACGACCGTGGGCAGAGCGTCGTCGAGAGTCTGCGTGCGCTCGCGCTGACGGAACTGCGCGAGGAACGCCGGTGGCAGCGCGAGGCCGTGCTCGGCCGTGCCCATCTGCGCGGGCATCGGCGCGTCAAGCTCGGACACTCGAAGGTAGTTCGATCCCGTTGTCACGCCGTCGTAGGTGTTGCCAGCGGCCTTCGCGATGATCGGCGCCCAGTGGCGTTCGATGCCGCGGCGAATACGCTCTCGGGTCTTCTCGGCGAGAGGCTTCGCCCGGTCTCCGATGCGGGGTGCGGGTAGCGACCAGTCGATGATCGACTCAGCGGCCAGCCAGCCCGGTTCGATGACCTGGAAGCACTCCGGGCACCGGTAGAGGTACTGCGCCCGGTAGCGGCCCCACTGCTCGGCCTTCTTGAACGCCTGCACGGCCTGGACCTCGCCGTGCTCGGGGCAGACCGCCATCGGCCGCGTCCACTTCCCGATGTTCGGGCCGGAGACGCCCTTCTGCTTCGTCGCGAGGTCTTCACGCCACATCACGATGTACATGCGGTCGCGCGACTGCGGAGCGGGGAGGCCACCAATCTGCGCGTGCATGCTGTTCAGCCACACGAACTGCATCCGGTAGCCGAGGGACTTCATCGCGAGCTGCCATGCTTCGAACTGGTCCCACCGGTACGCGTCGACGACGTTCTCGAGGATGATCGCCATGTACCGGTGGTGCTCGGCGAATCGCGGAATGTCCCACATCGTCGCGCGGGACCGGTTCGCGGCCTCGTCGGGCAGCGGGCGGGTGCCGTCGATCTCGAACAGCGCCTGATCCTGCTGCCGCTGCCGCTTCACCCCCTTCGCGATCGAATGGTTCGTGCACTCCGGAGACCCCCAGAGAACGTGCGTCTTCGGGAAGTACGCCGGGTTCACCTGCGAGATGTCCGCCTGCGAGTGATCCGTGTCGGGGTGGTTGATCTGGTGCGAGTCGATCGCGAGCTTCCAGTGGTTCGCCGCGATCACCACTCTGTACCCGGCTTCGACGAGCCCTGAGCTGGAGCCTCCCGCGCCGCAGAAGAGGTCTGTGACGGTCAGGCCGTTCCATGCCACGTCGGGTCGCTGGTATCCGACGGTTCGCTCGAGTGTGGCGGTCATGCGCTCTCCTGGTGAGACGACGAAGCCCCCGCCGAGGCGAGGGCTGAATTGGGTGTGAGGCTGAGCTTGCGTCGGCGTTTCCCGATGTACCGGGCGTCGACGTTCATCCGGTACGCGATCTCCCCATCGGTGAGGCCCTCGGTGTGGAGCTTGCGGAGCTCGTCGGAGGAGACCTTGATCGGTACGGCTCGGATGAGTGGAAGGTTCATGCGGCGCCGGCATGCGTTGATGTACTCGTCGCGTTTCCCGAGGGCACGGGCGATCTGGATATCGTCGAGGCCCTGGGCGTGGAGTTCCCGGATGCGATCGTTCGTTGTCTTCCCGGGGTTTGCTTTCAGGCCGAGGTGGAACCGTGTTGCGGATGCCTGGTCACGGGTGCGACCGACCTTCTCACCGATCTCCCGATCCGTTCCCTGCGGGACGCATTCGCTCGCTCCCGTGCCTGCACCTGAGTGCGGGACCGTTTGGCGGTGAGAGCAGCCCGTGCGGCTTCCTCAGCTGCCTTCGCCGCTCTCCGCTCCTGGTCGATGATCTGCTCCGGTGTCACACCGGCGTCGATCAGCTTCCGGAACCCGTAGTCACCCTGGTACCGGGTGTGCACATCACGGCACGTCATCGCACCCGGGCAATGGGAGCCGTGGCAGCCGGACTGGAACCCCGTCTTCGTGCCGTGCGGGTAGGTGGGGTCGGACAAGATATCGGCGCTCATGCGCCCTCCTTCATTCTCTGCAGGTGCTTGTAGATCGTTGAGCTCGAGCACCCGAACCGGACGGCAATCTGTGCGACAGTCCACTTCGCCGCACGCAGCCGGAGGATCTCCTCCCACTCGTCATCAGTGAGATGGCTGTACCCGTCCGTCCGTGAAGACGCGACGTTGCCGGTCACCTTCGGCTTCGATCTGGGTTCGAGGCTGGCGGCGATCAGGTCCCGCATCGTCACCCCTCGCGCTGCCGCGATCTTCTCGAGCCTGTTGAACGTCGCCGGGGGCAGGTTGATGGTCACTGGGATCATCGACATGACTCCTCTCAATGGAAAAGGCCACTACCCGTTTTGCTGGGTCAGTGGCCTGTGGATGGTTGGTGCGGTCAGCTTGTCCGCGTGCGTGCGACTTGTCGGATTGCTTCGCGGCAGAGACCGCTGATCCGATCAGGAGATGATGCGGCTGATGCGCGGATGTAGGCGACGAGGTTCTCGATGGGCTCCGCGGCTGCTTCGGTGATGATCTCGACTGCTACCGAGGTCTCGAGGTCGTCGATCGGGTGACCGACTGCTTCTCCGAGAATCCCCTTGACCTCATCGATCTCTTCTGGTGAAAACTCGCGCGCGTTACAGTCTTGAGAATCTGTTTGATCGCTACTGAGTTTCTTGCCCCTGATCCCCTGATCCTCTGTTCCTCTGTTCCCCTGTTCCCCTGTTCCAGGCGCGAGGGTTCCAGGAGGCCTCGCGACACTCTCGCGAATCGACGATTCCTTATAGTCGATTGTGCCGTCTGGCCTGGGTTTTCTACCCTTGCCCGGCTTGTCTATCCGCTGCACCTCCTCCCAGAAGGAGATGTAGAGCAGATGATCGCGTTCGACCTCGTATCGGTGCACCAATCCGGCCTGGTACAGCTCGGAGATGGCTTCGGACACCCTCGCGACGGTCTCGCGAGGGTTCCAGAACATGTCGCGCGGGAACACGTCGGTGACGATCAGTTCGATGTCGTCGATGCCGACGCCGTTGTCGTCCACGTAAGACTCGAGGCCTTTCAGAACGAGTCGGGCATCCCACGAGACAGATGTGATCCGACGCGACTTCCAGAACTCTGGTTTCGTGCTGCGAATTCTCACGTCATCTCCTCTCTGGTTTGAGGAAGCTGACCCAGTGAGTCTTCGCTGCTTTGCCGCTGCGGTGCCCCACGAGGGGCCTGTGCGGTGTCAGCGCGAGGATTTGACTGACAGGTATCTGCGTCTCGTTCCACTTGAAGATGAGGACGCCGTTCGGCGCGAGGACTCGGAAGCACTCCTTGAATCCCAGGGTGAGGTCGTGCCGCCAGTTGAGCGGGTCGAGCTTGCCGTACTTCTTGCCCATCCAGGCGTTGTCTCCGACTCTCACGAGGTGTGGCGGATCGAAGATGACTACCCGGAAGGTGTCGTCCGGAAACGGCAGTGACCTGAAGTCCATCTCCATGTCGGGGGCGATGCTCAGGGCGCGCCCATCGACGAGGATGTGATCCTCGGTGCGGATGTCGCCGAACAGAACCCGGTCGTCAGCTTTGTCGAAGTAGAACATTCGTGACCCGGAAGCCGGGTCGAGCACTGGGTGGGCCATCGGGTCTCCTCTCTTAGTCGTCGTCACAGCGGCACGGCTTCACGGTCCAGCAATCCGAGCAGAGGACCTCGCGTGGCCCGATGTCGAACTTCGACGGTTTCGGTGTGCACTGGTCGTGTCTGAGCTGGTCGTGGTCGTCGTATCGGACCGGGTCGCCCGGGTGGATACGGTCGGGGCATCCGGCGGCGCAGACGCCGTCGTAACGGGCCGGGAACACATGCCCCGGTGTCATGCGAGTTGCCGTTCAATCAGAGCGACAGTCGCGTCGTCGAGCGTCCTGAGGCCGAGCGCGCCCGTGTACGGGATCGGCTCGGCGAGTGCGCGGGGGTTCTCGAGCACGAGGTGCTGATACCAGCCCTCGGGTGCGGGTCCCATCGCCCACGGTGAGCAGTGGTGACGGCATCCGTTCGGATGCTCGTCGCAGTCGTTCTGCATCCACCCGCACCCGCCGACGACCGATGCGCTGTGCACGTCGACCAGATCCACGACGCCGACTATGTGCCCTCGGTCAGACCACGCCGGATCGAACTTCTTGGGCTGGGCCGTGCGGTCGCGGTACCAGTCTGAGTGCTGCATCCAGAGCGATTCGGGTGCGGTCTCAGCGTCGGCGCGTGCGACGTGAATCGCGACCGGCCCACGGTAGCCCCCGGCCACGTTGCGTACCCGGTTCTCGACGGTCTTCCCGCCGTGGATGATCGCCCAGGCCCATGGTTGGCGGACGGTGAGGATTCTCATGCTTCGATCCATTCGGAGAGGGGCGCGACGCGCATGCCGAGAGTCGCGCCGACGTTGACTTCGAGGCGGGCTCCTCCTGATGCTTCCCAGCCGTCAAGGAGTGCGATCGCGTCGCAGGTTATGAGCTGCGCAAGACCGGCCTTCAACCAGCCGTGATAGTCGTCCGGCGTCGGGTTCACGTTCGTAGAGGGGTCTTCGACCGTGTGTCCGAGTGCTTCGAGCTGCGTGGTGGCTGCGCGGAACGCCGGGTAGTTCAGATCGGGCAAACCGGTCATCGGTCCGGCCACGTAGATGCGTGTCATCTTCAGTCCTCGAGATAGATGAGTCCCCAGTAGTGGAGAAAGAGTTCCTGCGCCGGATCGCACCGGCCGGAAGGCAGCGACCACCCCTGTGGTGGGTTGGCGCTGTGTGCGAGACCGTGGCATCCGGTGTGGTTCCCCCACCCGCACAGCCCGACGATGTTCGCTGCGGTGTGCTTGCCTCCACGGGACCGGTACTTGCGGTGGTGCAGTTCGAGGGGTGCGACTTTCCCGCACCCCTCGCATCTGCCCTTCGCCCGTTCATGGACCTGCTTGCGCACTTTCGCCGGTATCTGCCCGCTCATGCGGGTTCGGCGGCGATGACACGGCAGGTCGCGTCGTACGCTTCCCGCCATGTCTCGTACCCGTCAGTGCTCGCTCCCGCGAGTGCTTCCAGCTCTGGCCCGGCGGATGCCCACCATCGGCCGGTGATGTTGCCGCGCCACACGAGCGGCTTCATCGCGCTCCCCCGAATCCGATGAGCTCGGCGAGGTGCTGGGCTTCGTTGTGCCGGAGTGACCGGGTGCCCTTCTCGATCGAGGAGACGGTGGTCTGTGACCACTTCACCTGCCGGTCGGTCATCGCAGCTGCGAGGTCCTTCTGGGACAGCTCTGCGCGTTCGCGGGCAGCGGTCAGGGCGGAACCGATCTCGACGTCGGTCTGTGGTGCGCTGAGCGTCGCCGGCGTGGCCTTGGTCGGTGTGGCGAGGATGCCGAGGTTGCGGATTGCGCGGGAGATCGCGGAGGTCTCGGCCGATTCCTGCGGGTAGGCGCGGACGAGGTCGTCTTCGTCGTTCTCCCCACGGGTAGCGTGCGCGACCGCATCGGGACCGTCTGATGCGCTGTTCTTCCGCACGAACGCTCTGACCGTGTAGACCTTGTATCCGTCGGCGTTCTCGCTGACCTCTACCTCGGGGAGGATGCTGCCGTCTGGGTACTTCGCCCAGAACGCTTCCACCCTCTCCATCGCTGTCGCGACATCATCGATGTTGTCTGCCTTCGGTGCGCGCTGCAGGCGGGATCTCCTGTTGTCCTCTGGGATCTCGATGTCGGTCATTTCTTTGAACCGATCCGCTCGTTGTAAGTCTCAAGGCCCTTGTGGAACTCGCTGGCCTTGATCTCTTCCCAGCCGCCATCTTCAGGCTTGACCTTGCCTCCGTCGTCCTCGGGCAGGAAGCTCACGCCCGAGTATGCGACCTCGTCGAGGACGAAGACGAGCGGTGATGCCACGCGGCGAGATCCGTCACGGGTCGCAGACTCCAGGAGTTGCGGCAGGCCCGGGACGGGCTCCTCGTCGAAGCGGATCGCTTCCAGCTGCTTTGCGAGCGGGTTGTTCTTGAACGGCAACCAGCCGCGCCGGTATCCCTCCTTCCACTGGCCCGTGGTCGGCTTCTCGTCGCCGCCAATGGCGGAGATTGCGTGTCCACCGGCGAACGACGAGCCGAAGTAGGCTCCGTCGGGAGCGCCGTGAGCCGTAGCGAAAGCGAATGCGCGCTCTCGGAACGCCTGAAAGCCTTCCTTGTTCCGCTGGATGACAGCGAGAACCCGAGGGTCGGTCGTACTCGCATACTGCGGGAATGCGGTCATGCTGCTGATCCTTCGTATTCGTCGATGAACTGGTTCACGTTCCAGACAGGTGCCTGGAGGATGCCGATAGGGGAACCGCTGCGGGTCTTGTACCCCGGCCACTCCCCCGACTCGACACAGCGCGCGTACCTTTCGCGGGCCTCTCGCGCCCGTCTGCGCGCCATGGTGAGCTCGTCCGAGCCGAGGACATGCACGGCTGTCAGATACGGCGCGTGTGCTTCCACGACGGCGAACAGGTACGGTCTCGTCTCACCCGTGATCAGGTGGTAGATGTGCTCGTAGTGCGCTTGCTGGACTTCGTACCCCAGGCGGAACGCTTGGATTGCGAACTCGCTCTCTGACGCGTCTCCCGCTGTTGTCTTGAGATCCACGAGCCGCGGCCCGTGCCAGTCGAGGCGACCTCTGAGTGGCACGCCCGTATCTGGGTCGGTGGCGAACATCGACACTTCCGGGTCGCCCGATGCGAGCAAAGCCTTGACCGTCGGGTTCGCGAGGACAGACTCGACCATGATGTTCACCACCCGGCCGGTGACCCGCTTGACGGGGATGAGTCCCTCGGCACGCTTCTCGACCTCGAACGCCCTCGCCGCTTTGGTGCTGATTGCTCCGTTCGAGGCGAGGACGTTGTCGAGTTCCTTGCCCTCGAACTCGAACCGTTCGGGTCCGGTGCCGTCGGGGTAGATCGCGATCTGTGCCCCGACGCCGAGGACCTTGGAGTGGACGGCGGAGCCGAGGTCGAACTCGGTCTTCGTCTCCTGTGGCTGCTCGGCGTAGTGGCGGTAGTGCGCCGGGGACTTGAGGATCTTCTTTGCCCCGGTCGAGCTGAGCCCGGGGAGCCTGTGGTACAGATCTTCGTTGAGTCCGTACACAAGTCCGTCGTACGGCTGGTCAGTCATGGTTGCTCCGTTTGGCGCGTCGCCCGAGGATGATGGCGCCGATGATGATCGCGGCCGATCCGGCGATCGTGAGTGTGGGATCGAGCTGGGCGCCGGTCGCGGCGAGGTCTGGTTCGTGGCGGATGACGATGACCTCAGCGACGGGTGTCTTGGGTGCCGGGTTGCAGGACACTGCGTAGTTGTCCTCACACGCGGCGGTCACGATGCGACCTCGGGGTAGATGCGACGGGCGTTCGTGATCATTCCCGACGAGATGGGAAGGGTGACCGTCTCTTCCGCGTCGGCGAACACGCGACCTTCCGCCGAGAAATCCGCCACGAGTAGTGCCTTCTCGAACGACTCATCGTCCGCTGTCCACTCGACAACCCAGGCCTGTCCCGGGATCGCCTGGTGCCAAGGCTTCGGCTCCGAGATAGCAGCGAAGTAGGCGGCGATGGCGTTGTGGATCGTGCCGTGCCCAGTGTCGGCGTAGCCTTCGGCGCGCGACGCGGTGGCCCATGCGCCGGTGCGCTCGTTGATCGCGCTGACGTACCCGCGCTCTCCCGGGTAGACGACGAAGTCCGAGTTCTCAGGCCACCGCCAGCGACCGACTTCCTTATCGCGACGCTGCTGCTCGAACTCGCGCCAGGCGACCATCTCTTCGAATCCGAGGTACGCGGTCGAGACGGAGGTTGCCGAATCCGAATCGCGTTCGACGAGGATGTAGCCGGTCGCGCCCGCGTTCGTGAGCACGACCTGTGCACCGTTGCTTGCTTCGAAGTCGATCATGCTGCGTCCTTCCAGATGAGGTGTGGGCAGTCCATCCACACGGTCGGGTTGTGAGTGACGACCACGGCGCCGACGCCGTGGCAGTAGGTGCAGTTACCGGAGCACACTGAGGTCTCCTTTCAGGGCCGCAGTCTCGCGACGTGCGAGGTCGTCGTTGGCCCGGTGCATCTCGTTGGTGATGTGGTGGCAGGCGGCGAACAGTCCTGGTGTGCGGGTCTCCTCGTCACCGACCTGCCTGATGAGGTCTTCGTGCATCCGTCCGATCGCGGCGAACACGACGTCGAACTCGCGGCGGCTGAACGTCTCCCACTCGATGGGCATGTCAGCTCACCTGCTTCGCGTACCGGTGCGCGTCGATGAACGCGTAGCCGGCGAGGACGATGAGGAGAGCGAACGCGAGGATCGGGAAACCGACCAGCCACCCGCCACCGACCGCCCACACAAGAAAGGCGACCGCCAGAGCGATCGCCGCACCACCGAGGTAAGCCACCCCGACGAGTCGTTTCCGTTGCGCCCACCGACGCCACATGCCGTTCATGAGTCGCCAATCAGTCGAGTGATGGCGCGGGTTGCACGCATGATCGCATCGAGGCCATTGGGAACCTTTTGCCCGTTGAACTCGGCTCTGACTGCTGCGCGCGCGTCGACAAGTGCAACTCGCCTCTCATCCGCACGCGCTTCCCGCACGACCTTGTCGATGTAGCGCGCAACGGACTCTTCTGCGCCGTTCGCCATGCTCATGCTGCGTTCACCACCGCTCGTGCTTCGTCGAGCGGGACAGCGAGTTCCCACACGGTCGACGGTCTGCCGTGGGCTGAAGGTCTCCTGTCTCCCGACTCGCGGACGACGTGGTGCTTCGCATGCAGCTCGGACAGGCGGCGCTTGACGTTATGCGCATCGTGCAAGCGCGGCCACCCGTTGATCTCGCCGAGGCGGAAGTACACCGCGGTGAGCTCGTCGGCCGTGCGGGGCGCTTCACCGAGCAGGTCAAGGATCGCGAGCTTGAGTCGTGCGGACTCGTGCGGGTCGACCGACTCGGCAGCGATCCGTGACGTGTCCGGGTCGCTCGAGTGGGACATGGTCTTCGTGTTCATGATTGGTTCCTTTCGCGGCCGGTTCCGCCACAGTCGAGACACTTGACGCTGTCTTCCATGTCGGTGGTCTTGTTGATGAGGTAACTCCCGAAGCCGTCACAGGATCTGCAGAGGGTGGGAGGAGTGTTGTCAGTCATCGCGATTCGCGATCTCGAGTAGTACGTCGGCATGGCAGGGCTGGTCGAGCGGGCACCAGCACGCGAGGTTCTTACCGCGAAGTTCCGCCTTCACCTGATGCGGGTTGTACGCGGTGCGTCCGTACATGACCCACACCTTGTACTCATCGACAGCTGATGCGCGGGCCTCACTCTCGGTCTGCGCGTGTGCGACATCGAATCGCCTGTCGTATGGACGAACCACCCAGCAATAGCCGTCGTCCGTGCTCTCGTCACATGCCTCGCGGGTGATCCAAAATGGGTTCCCCCACCGCGACGGGCGCGAGACGACGACCGTGTTCTCCGGCTTCCGCCAACCCTTCTTCCGGGACAGTCGTACGCGCTCAGGCATGACCGATCGCTTCCAGCGTGTGTATCGGGCAATCGGGTTCCCACTCGGCTTCGTAGTAAGTCCCCAACTGCGGTTCCCCGGGAATGTCGACCTCGCGGTGGTGACACTCGCAGCCGCGGCAGATGTGGGTCATGTAGTGATAAGGCGAGTACCCGCAGAACGGACATGCATCTTCACCGGTCACAATCGTTCGCCTTTCTCGGGTCTGGGGTTCTGGTCCCAGAGCTCCTGGGAGGTCCAGAGGACGGTGCGGATGCACGCGAACCCTGTGCTGTCGGTGACGGCGGATACGGCGATGCGGTCGCCGACGTACAGCCATGCAGCATGGTTGGTGGCCCACAGGACACGGGTTGGTGCACGGAGGGCGATGAGCACCTCTTGGAAGGTGAGGTCAGCTTGGCGTCTCATCAGGTCGAACCGTTCCCGCGCATGCTCCGACGTGGAAAGGCGTTCGAGGTCGATGACTGGTGCGCCTGGTCGTTTCTCGGTGAACCCGAGCGGGTCGAAGTTCGTCGCCCCGTACCGGTCCTGCATCGACCGGAGAATCAGGCGGGCCTTCCCCGCGGTGATGTTCGTGGGGACGAGGCGTCTCGCCCCATCCGGGAACCGGTACGTCACATTCGCTGACGTGCGCTCCACCCTGTCCGCACCCATCGCACGGAACTCCCGATCAAGACGCTTCGCCGGATGCTTGAAGAACTCAGATCCCATCAGAGCCTCTGCTTCTTTCCGCAGTAGTCACACACCCGGAACTTCTTGCGATAGATCCAGTCGTGCCCGGATAGGGCGCAGCTCAGAGAGCCAAAAAGGTCCATGCCGAACTCCTTCGTTTCGATGTCAATGGAGGAGGGCCCGGACGATCCCCACCGTCCGGGCCCTACCTGTTTCGTCGCGGTTCCCCAGAACCGCGTGGCACCCCAGATGCCGTTGAGCGACCACACCCCGCATGGGGTCGCTGTGTCCCCGCACCCCAGTGCGGGAAGAGAAGGTGGGGTCGGTGCGGACAACACCGACCCCAGGGGACATACCGGGAGTCACGGCGGCACTCCTACCGCCTACAGCCTCAGAACCGATCCCCAAGTGCCCTGCCCGACCATGACGTCGGCACCGCCTCAAGCGATCACAGGGCCGGTCGGCTACTCGTCTTCGCCGACCATGATGTCGAACTCGGGGATCACGTTCTGAGGCTTCAGCACGATGCGTGTGTGGTACTCGCTCACGTCGATCGGCTTCTCCTGCGTGACGACGACCGAGTCCTGATCGCCGAGGATGAACGTGTGCTTGCGGTACTCGCTCGGACCGTACTTGCAGGTCACGTCGACGCGGCCACCGGACGGGTACTCGAACGAGCATCGACCCTCGGCGAAGAAGATCGTCTCCCCCGTGATGCCGTTGATCCCCACGATCGACCGCTGCACCTCGAACGCCTCCGCCGCGGTGGCGATGTTCTCGGACGCCTTGTCTGCGTCGCTCGTACAGGCGGCGAGGCCGAGCATCGCGCCGACGATGACAGCGGCGGCGAGAACCCGCTTCACGCGCCGGCTCCCTTGAACGTGCGGCCGAGGACGACGGAAGCCATCTGCGCCGCCGCCTTCCCGCCCTTGTCGAGCACCGAGCGCCTGTAGGCGATCTTCTCGACCGCCTCCTGCGTGTCGATGCCGTGCTTCTTCGCGACCTGCGCGATGCGCGCCGGGTCGATGTCCAGCGCTGCGCGCGCCTCTTCGATTACAGACATGAGCGTCCTCCTTCTGTCGTGGTCATTCGCTCGTGCGCGCCGTGGACTGGCCCACGGTGTACTACCTGGTTCGCGCGGGTCCGAGCCGTTCCTAACCGCGTGCGTGCGCTCATGCACTAGCGGTCGTTCTCCGGAGAGAATCAGCAGCACCAAGTGAGCAGTGCTGCCGTCGTAGCTCTCGAACCAAACTGTTGTGCGCACCCTGAGGGTGCGTCTTTCCCTTCGACCTGCTTCTCGGCTTCTCGCCTTCGCGGTCTCCCCCAGCCACTGCGATCGGCACACGTGAACCACCACGTCACCGCGAACAGAACCCTGCTGGGATTCGTCTCTATTGAGTTCGCCCCGCTCATTTCTGCCGGTGGTCGACCGGGATATGCGGGGATGAAGTTGTGTCTGCGCACCCGTCTCCGGGTACGCCGAGTACCGGCCCCAGCGGCAAGCCGGGAACGCGGCGGATCGTTTAGCGGGGATCAGCCGTGGCGATGAACGCCTGTCTTCTCGAGACCGTCCAGAGCGAACGGTTCATCCGGAGAGACCGATGGGCGTGTGACCGCCCGGTAGAGCAGGACTGCGGAGCTGATCAGCCACGCCCACCCGACGAGCGCCGGCGGCAACCAGAACCACAGCGGCAGGGAGTCAATGACGTTCATGCTGCGGCCCGCTCGGCGTATCGGTTGACGAAGTAGGACTGGCCCTTGCCTGTGACCTTCGGCGTTTTCGAGACTGTGATGTGCCCGTCCGAATGCGTGACCGCTGTTTCCTTGACCTTGAACAGGCCGAGCTCCATAGCCTTCTGAGTGGGCATGTTCCAATCCGTACCCTTCCTCTTGATCAGGTATCCCTCATCTCGAAGAATCTCGAACAGGCGGACAGCGCCGACCGGGATTCCATTTCCTCGCAGGATCTTCGCGAGGTCGCCGACAAGGATCGTGGTGTCCGACGTGGCGACCGAGTCCGCGAACAGCACCTTGGGCGCGTCCTCCTGGACCTTGGCTTCCAGCGCCTGACGCTGCTCAACCTCAAGCGCGTACGCACGCAGGGCATCGGGCAGAGTCTGCGGGACAGCCTGGCGTCCGAGGTTGAAGAACGCTCTCACGAGAGCCTTCTTGAACGCCCGCACCTGATCCGTGTTCCGCTGAAAAGTCATGAGCAGTGTGGCCTGGTGCTCATTCAACAGAGCGACGCGGACCTGCGAGTTGTTGTAACCAGGTCGCGTTTCAAACGCGACCTGTCCGAAGTCCTCGAAGTCGGCACGGTTGGCATCGATCAACTCGAGCACGTTCTTGTGCTGGACCCCCGAGCCGTCTGCGACAGTCTCGGACGTCACAACAAACCTGCCGTCGCGCTGGATGATGTCGAGGGTGGTCATGCTGCACGCTCCGGCTTTTCGGTGGGGAGGGATTCGATCCATCTCCTGGCCTCGTCGCGGGTGATGATCGGCTTCGTGCCGAAGTAGTTCGCCACCAGGTCGCCACGCTTGATCGCCTTCTGGATCGAGTCGACCGACAGGTCGCTCGCGATCGCGAGGTTGGGGATCGAGTAACTGAGCTTGTCGAGCTGCGCTTCCATTACGCGGCCACCTCCATGAATCGAGACACGGGTACATGCAGAAAGCCGCCGACACGCACCAGTTCGTCGAGCTCGAAGTCGACGCGCCCCGAGAGGCGGTCTTCGAGCTCGGGAATGGTGATGTCGGCGGCTTGTGAGACGCTGAGGACGTCAGAGCCTGCCTCGCAGATAGCGAGATTGACTCTTCTTGCGATGCCGATTCCGGCGTTCAACCTGTCCATATCGGTAGGCTACATGCCGTCAGCGGTTGGTGCAACCCGTAAACGGAACTTTTTCTGCCGAAATAGACAGGTAGCCGATCTAGACTGGTGGGTATGCGTTCCGACCAGCCACTGATCAGCCGAGTAGCAGCAGACGTCTTGACGGGCTACTACCGCAGGAAGCGGATGACGCAGGAAGAGCTCGCAGTGAATGCGGACATCCCGCTCACGTCACTGCAGAAGAAGCTCAAGGCGCGCGCGCCGATCACGGCTACCGATCTCGTCATGCTGTCGCGCGCGATCGGCGTCGACCCCGCGAAGGTCATGGCTGAGATTGTCGAGGAAGCTGAGGCTGAGGAAGCGCGAATGTCTGCGGCTATCCCTAGCATCTCGGAACATCGGGAAAAGAAGACGCCGGCGACGATGACCGACGAGGAGCTTGAGGGGGTTCCCAGTGCAGCGAACACCGACCCAGAGATGGGATACGACGAGCCTGAATCTCCCTAGGGGGCGCGCGTACGATCCCTGGGAGCACGCGGAGCAGCTGGGTATCGAGGTGGTCGTCCGGCGGCTCCGCACGGCGAACGGACGATACTTTCCCGAGTACGGGCAGATCCTCATCAGCGACAAGCTCCGCGTCGGACGACAGCGTCTGGTCCTGTCTCACGAGGTCGGGCATGCGGCGCTCCTGCATCCGGACGACCGTCCGAAGCACGAGAAACAGGCCGACCAGTTCGCTGCCCGGAACTTGATCTGTCCGGACGAACTGGCCGACCTGTACGAGTGGTGTCCTGACGAGCGACGGATCGTCGCTGAGCTCGGCGTGACGACTACGCTATTTCGCGCGTACGTTCTGTCTCAGGCTGCGTGAGCATCACCGAGAACTGCTCCATCGCCAGCAGCAGGCGCTTCATGTTCTGAGGTGACCGGTAGCCGCGAGTGGTTGCGCGCACCGAGTGCCCGATGATGTCACCGATCACGTCTTCTGGCAGGCCGGCTTCGTAGAGGAGGTCGACCGTCGTGTGCCGCGCATCGTGGAGGCGGACATTCTTCTCGATCCCTGAGGAAGCGAGATCCGTCCGCCAGTCGCGGGAGGCCTGATCGGGGCTGATCGGTCGCCCGTTGTTGGTGAACACGAGACCCCACTCATTCGGGGTCATCGCCGACAGATGCTGCTCGAGAATCGCCTTGAGCGGGTCAACGAGCGGGACAATGCGCCAGGACTTCGACGACTTCGGCCGCGTCCAGTACAGACCGCCCTTGATGTGACGGTACTCGTAGTCGGCGGGAGTGTCGTCGGTCTGTCGTTTCGGGCACTCCGCGGCGCGCTTCCGGTCGCAGGTGCCGCCGCATCCGTGTAGCCAACGGATGCGCTGCAGCTGCCACGATAGATCGAGGGCTTCGCCGACGCGGTCGATTTCGAGGCCGATCACCTCGCCCCTGCGCGCGCCGGTGAGCAGCGCCGTGGCCCATTGGGCGGCGCGTGGGTTCTCCTGGAGGACATGCTCGAGGAAGCGCAGAGCTTCGGTGAGGTCGAGTGCCTCGAGGGTTGCGCGGGCCTTGCGTGGCGCCGCGGTGAGCGTGCAGGGGTTGCGGCTGATGCGGCCTTCCTGCACGGCCATCTTGAACGACACTGACATGGTGCGGTGTGCGAGCAGTGCAGTGGTGGACGACAGTCCCTTCGCGAGGATGCCGTCGTGCACGCGGCGCACGTGAGTCGCGGTGAGCTTGTCCAGCTTCACCTTCCCGATCGAGGGGATGATGTGATTCGTCACGGTGCGCCGGTATCCGTCAAACGTGTTCGGCCGCACCTCCTTGACGGTCTGCTTGAGCCAGTAGCCGAACCACTGCTCGACCGTCTGATTCGCGGTCGGGAGGTCGCCGAGTCGCTCGAGCTCAGCCTTCGCCGCCGACATCGCCGCGAGCAGGTCCTTCTTGTTCTTGCGGCGGATCTTCTTTCGCCGACGATCACCGTTCAGCGGCGGGAGTTCGATGACTCCCGTCCAGAGCCCGGTCCGCTGGTCCTTGAAGACCGCGCCCTCACCCTTGCCGCGCATCAGCTACGGGTGGTGTACGCAGCTGCGAGCGAGCCGATCTCCCACGTTCCATTCGGAACGTTGAGCTTGGCGAAGTCCTCCGCCTCGGCAGCGGACTCGAACGGCCCGATGTAGCGCGGCATGTTATCCACATCCCACTTGACGTCCAGCAGGTATCCGTTGACCTTCATGGGCTCTCTCCTTCAATGATGTCTCGTCGCTTGTGCGTCGCAGACCCCGTTGTCTGCGGGTCTTCTTCTCGTGCTTACGGCGTATGCCACAGCTAGTCCCTTCCGGCCAAGGTAGGTGTACCCGATGGTGTCTCCATCGCTACCGGTTGTTAGCTTCCGCTGACGACCGGTGAGGACAGGTTAGCACGCGTTTTCGACGTAAAGCAAGTCGTTTTCGACAGGTTCCTCACGACTGAAAATCGTGAGGTCACGGGATCGACGCCCGTCGGAGCCACAGGGTGATCATTACAGTCACCTTAGGAACCCTCGCCTAGCTTCTACATGGCGGGGGTTTCCGCTTTTTCCAGGCGAGACCTCCGACTCGCCCTGGGGCGTTCCGGCCCGGTCGCCGAACGAGCAGAACTCCCGATCGTTGAGCGAGCGCTCCGAGACGAAGCGCGCTCCTCGGGAGCTCGTGTCGACTTTGCGCCGGTCGTCACGCGTTCCAGCCACGCGACGACGCATACTCATGGATGCTGTCGACCATGCGTCGGACGAACGGGTCGTCGCCGAGCTGCGCTCGCGCAGCATCCGCCGCCGCGGCGTAGGCGATCACGATGCCGTCCGTGATCTCACGGGCGCGCGCCTCAGCCCAATCGCGATCGAGGCCGACCCGCGCCGCCACCCTGACCAGTGAATCGAGGCTGATCCGTCCGACGCTGTACTCGCCCTCGATCGACATGGCCAGCTTCGGGTTAGCGCCGTCTGCGGCGAGATACGGAGCGTAACTGCCGAGGTCATAGAGCGGGGCGAGCGCAGCGCGATCACGCCGCAGCAGAAGCGAGTAGTTCTTCGCGTGCGCGTCGGTGCCGAGAGACGCCACCGAGAACACAAGAGCCTCGTAGAACTGGGTTGCGTTGCCTCGGCGGTCTTCGGCGTCGGGCAGAGAGTTGATGAGGCGGGCGATCGCTGCGACACCTGGTCCGCCCTCGAGCTGATACTTCTTGTCCGGCGGCACGCTCAGCGACTGACAGAGGTCTTCCTGATGGAGCCGATGCCAACGCCCGTCTTCGAGCCGGCGGTCGTAGCGCGTGGAGACGAACACCGCGTGACCACGTTCGGTGGTCACCAAGAAATCGTCAGCGACGTGAAGCCCCAGCTCTCTCGCCGCGGCCATCGTCATGAACTCATTGATGTGATGATCCGGATACGGCGCGACTGCCGGCTTCAGTATGCGTGTGGTCGGCGTCGAATCCTGCGGCACCGCCCATCGTTCCTGCTCAGTGCGGAACAGCGCGACTTTGGGCTGCGCACCGGGAAGACTCCAGCGCGCGTCATCCGTACGCCTGCCCCAGGTGTCACCGTTGCGGACAAGATCCGCCACGAGCTCCGCGAAGTCGGCGTCGGAGAGTTCCCTCACATCGCCGTGACGTTCGGCTGCGTCAGCGCTCGCCTCACCCGGCGGAAGCAGCTGCACTGCACCGGCAGCATCACGACCGATGTGCGAAAGCAGCGCGAAAGGATTGCTGGCGCTGACACGATACTCGCGTCCTAACTCCGCGAGCCTGCCCGGACTGTCGGGAAGCAACCCCTGCAGAAAAGCGCGTACCGGTTTGTTCTTGTGCACTGCGCGCACAAGCGGCATCGAGAGCGAGAGCGGCGTCGCGTCGCGCCGGGACCGATAGTCATCGTCGTAGGTGAAAGACAGGGCACCGCCGGCCGACTGCTCGACGACGCCGATCGCTTCGCCATCGAGATACGCGAACAGTTCACTCGACAT